TTATTTCAAAAATGCTTTTACAAGACTTCTGATAAGCCTTAGTAACTCAACTACTGGGGCTGACCAAGCTGCTATTGCTGTATATTTAGCGATTTTAGCTTGAGTTTCTTGTTGAAGCATTTTTTTCTTTGCCACCTATTTCTCACCTCTTTACATATTAGATAGCGTACATTGTAAATAATATCTGACAATTAATTTATATTTTTATACATGAAAAATAAGCACTCCAAGAATTATCCCCAGAGTGCTTATTTAATATTTTGTAAAAAAGCGCTTTTTTAAAGTTTTCATTGATTATTTTACTTCATAATTTACCAAAACTAGACTTTTTAACAAATTAAAATTAAACATAATTTTACGCATAAAAAGACGCCACCCACGTTACTTCCTGAATGGCTTTTATTTTTCAATGTAAAAATAACTCGACCAATTAAAGATAGTAAGAGCGCTGACCATTATAACACATCGAAAAATCAAAACTTTATTTTTAATACTATTGACTTTTATACGTAAATTACGTATAAAAGTTATATAAAGTTGAGAAGGGAGGAATAACAGATATGACAATGAAACCATAACAAATGGTAAAATTGTTGATGAAAAACGGTTTTGTGAAAAAACGCAAGAATGGAACCTCACATTTAATAATGTATAACAAAAATAAAAATATCTCAGTTCCAGTTCCCATTCATGGCGGCAAAGAATCACGCAAGACGCAATTCTGAAGGAAGCAGGCTTAAAATAAGCCTTCTTTGCTATATATGTTATCCTTTAAAAAATAGAGGTGTAAAAAATTATGCAAGAAAAAGATCTATTAACATATCCAGTAGTTATTTGGGCTGCTGAAAAAGGCTATAATGTTTTTGTTCCAGATTTAGGGGAAAAAGGTCTAGCGACACAAGGAACCAGCTTAGATAATGCTATCTATATGGCAGGCGATTTAATTGGCTGTATGTTGGCTGATACCACCAACTATCCGAAAGCAACACCGCTTAATGAAGTTGACATTCCTGCCGAGGCTAAAAAAGCAATCACAACACTTGTACCTGTCAATATTAAAGATTATAGAAAACGGGCATCAAAGACAGTCAGAAAAACAGTATCCTTACCAGAATATTTGGTGGATTTAGGAAAAAAAGAAAAAATCAATTTTTCTAAAATTTTAACTGAAGCATTAGAAAGCAGATTACTATAACTAGACCAGTACCAACTTTACATAATGTGCATTATCAAAAATAGCTAAAAAACACTACTAAGTCAAGGCTAATAATTGCCCATGATAAAACTTTGTGAAATTATCATGTTTCACACTTAATAATCCTAATTTTATAGGGTTCTTTTTTTCGTCCAAAATACAATTTCACAAAGTATACCAATTGCATAAATTCCTTGTTGTGCTACAATACGTATATAGGCGTATTGTTTATTTGCGAATAAAAAATAATTATGCACGTTAAAGGAGGAAAAATATGACGGAACATAGCGCCAAAGAAATCATTAACTTAATTAAGAAAAAAGGATATGAAGAGCATCATACAACTGGTGACCACCATATCTATAAGAATAAATCCGGAAAAATGATTTCTATTCCCTACACTCACTTGAAAGATAGTATTAGCATTGGGACGTATAAATCAATCGTCAGAATGCTTGATAGTAAGTAATTACTTAAAAGACAGTCATAACTGTTTTTTTATTGACTTATATGCGTACTAATGCGTATAATATTGTTAATAGAAAATAAAAAGAGAGGTAAAATTAAAATGTATAAAGGGACAAAATACTACAAAGAAAAATTTTATACATATCCTGCGGTACTAGATGATTCTGAAAATGAAAAAGGTACATATACTGTAACGTTTCCAGATGTGCCAGGTGCTATCGGAGAGGGAAAAGGTATTTCTGAAGCTATTGCCAGTGGTAAAGAGGGCTTAGAATCTATTTTGATTGCTTCAAATGAGCCATATACTAATAGTCCAATTGAAAAAGTAAAAAAAGACAATCCTAATAAAATTGTCACATATATTTTGGCCGATATGGAAGAAGCTAGAGAAATCACTAAACCAGCGACTGTTAAAAAGAATACAACTATCCCAAGAGATTTAGCCATTAAAGGTGAAAAAGCAGGAGTTAACTTTTCAAAGTTATTAACTGATGCTTTACGCGTTAAATTAAGTTAAAAAAGCGGGTGGCTTTTTTAATTTATCAAGGATTTTTTGCAAAAAAAATCAAAAAGATGTATAATGCTTTTACTCCGATGTTTTCGGTCTTAACTTTATAAAAAAAGATGCCTAGATTAATTTCTAGGCGTCTTTTTTTATAAAGTTTAATTCATCAATAATGTCTGGTCATAGCATCCAAAATGTCTGGTCATAGCATCCAACAATTTTGTTCTTTATCGAACTCTAAAGTGCCGTATTTCTCTTCGTCTACATATTTAAGTTCTCCTTTGTTTTCTTAACTTTATATCTATAATATTGTCAACAGAAATTTATATTTTTTTCCGTTTTTCTGCAATTATTTTTTCTAATTCGTCTAAATCCTCGCTGGTAGCAAAGCGACGAATGAAACTCTTGGCTTGTGACCTGTAGACTAAATATTTTTTTCGGTCTTTATTCTTCTCGTCCCACTTTTTATTAGCACGTTTCTTTGCTTCACTTAAAGTCATAATAATTCACCAATTTCAAATAATATTATTCCAAGCAAGATAGCAAAAAGTGGAGCTTAGCTCCACATCTTTTGGTTATTTACAAAAGGCTTTAGCAATTTTTTCATTTGATTCTTGTTGAAGTCTTTTTTGCTTCTTTGACATCTATTTCTCACCCCCTTACATATTATATAACGCACTACATAACGTGTACTGTCAACTATTTTTTTAAAAAAAGCCACCCTAGTTTTACCTAGAGTGACTTCAAAAAGGAATTAAATCATGTGATAAAAATTTAATTCATATTCCATTCGTATATAAGTATACATCAACTATTTAGTTAATGCAATATTTAGCCCGCTAAAACCTTTGGTCAAATCCTTAGCAAACTTGGCTTTTGATATGCCAATTTTAGGCAAGTATTGCCAAGGGTCGGTATGGTCTGTATTACTGTAGCCATGTTGCACAAGCCAAGAGTGAGTTTTGATTCCACGATATGAGTTAGTGTCTAGAGCTAATGGTATGCCATACTTTTTAGCTGACCATCTTAACCAATTTACATAATGTTTGTAGGCTTTAATAGCACGCTTGTGGTCAGTAAATTCACACAACTCAATCTGTACAGGAGCCAAACTATTGGCAGGACTACCTGCTCCCCATGCTACATATCCAAGCTCTCCCACTTGATATATGCTTTTATCGTCAATCACTAAGTGTACGTAAGTCTGGCTAGTGTTAATACCGTTTTTCATGTTTCTAGCAATCGCCCCAGCCTCGCCATTTGGTGTTGCTGTAGAGTGAGCAATAATGAATCTCGGTGTAGCTAACTGGCTACTACCTTCAGAATCACTTAAAGCGTAGTTAAAATTTCTTTTCATTATTTAGCCTCCTTAGCAATTTTTTCTGGCTTACTAGCATTAATTTTTGCTACTTCTTTTTCAGCGAATGCTCTTATCATAGCTTCTACTTCGGGAGTAATTACAACTTTATTTTGTCTTAAAATGTCGCAAACACTAGTAATCACAATATCCATCTTCTTGGTACCTTCACCGCCAGTAGTTTCTGCTTCGTGAACAAAGGCAGCTGCCAAATTAGGGATTTGGGCAATCCATTTATTTTTAATGGTGTGCTTTTGGCTATAAATTTTAACTGCTACGTAAGCCACAATAGCAACAATAAAAAGGCTATAGTAGCCTAAATCAAACATATCTTTAACACTCATAATTATTTCCTTTCAACAAAAAAGCACCGACTATGGTGCTTAAACTTATTTTTTTAATTCATTAATTTCGGTGTTTAATACAAAAATTTTGTTTTTAAATGTCTCTATTTCCGTCTCTGCCTCAAGTCTACGGTCATGCTCTAGCTGATACTCTTTTTTATAGTTGTCCCTTTCCTCTTTTAAATCTTTAATATCCGTATGTAGATTATCAATTATATCGTCATATTCTTCTTTTTTTGATTTATGAATTACTGCAAAAAAAGTGGCTACTGCGCCAAGCAGTCCACCCAGTACCTGGATCAGATTGCTAATGTCATGCACAAAACCACCTCTTTAACTTTCATATAAACAGTGTAAGCAAATAAACGATACAACTACATCACCAATAATTGTGTGCGCCATTCGAAACTCGCCCGCATAGAAGGCGTGACCAAGTTGGATTAGCGCCAATATCCACATGAGCCATGTACCAAGTAACAATAAAGTTAACCTCCACCTTCTTTTTTCGTTATTTTTGATTGCATTAATCACAATTAAAACGCCCAAAAAAATAACGCCTAAGTCTAGACGCTGGTCATTCATAGCACTAGCCCAAGCTGGTGGCCAGAAAAAGTAGTTACGGTCTACTAGTAACGCAAAACCAATGACAACAATTGCTCCTCCAGCTAAAAGTTGGTCGAAATTTCTATTCAATTTTAGCCACATAGTCCTCACCTGTTATTTCTTTATAATCACTAGAATTTAAAACACCAGTACCTACAAGCATCTGTATATCAGTACTGGTGTATGTTTGGCTATTAAATTCGGCTTGCGCTAACTCTCTAAATAAATCATGCATTTGTGGTAGTACCTCCGTTTGTTGTATCAGTAGGTTTAGATAGCTTTTGATTCATCAAAGCCATTAATTTAAGCATATCTCCTTGTTGCTTTTGCATGTCTTTTTGATCCTGTTCGATAGTAGTCAATGATTGAGTAGTATTGCTTTGGTCTTTATTGACTTTTTCTAGTTGTTTTGCTTGAGTTTCAATTTTATCTTGTAAATTAGCGATTATCTGTGTTTTGCTATTGGGGTCATTTTCAACCCAACCATTAGTTTTTAAGTCCCATATTGGGTCAACCATTGACTCATCAGGTTTTTCAGCGTGCCAACGCCAAGGTAGTTCACCTTCAATTTTTTCAGGCACTTGCATTTCCATATGATGCATTCTGACATCCGAGCTAGTCGGGTCACTGTAATAATATATTTCCATTATTTAATTCTCCTTTAATTTAAAATTTGAACGTCACAATATCTGACCCATCTGTCAGTATTGCCATAAATCTTGTCTGCCTTTAACCACAACCCATACCAAGACACGTTAGTGTCGTCATTAGGCAACTTTAAGTCTTGACTAGCTGAAGCATAGTACCAGCCTGTAATGGTAGCCGTTACCGCACCATACTCTTTTAAAGCTTGAATTGAATTCATATAGCCCCAATTACATGTAGTATCATTAAAACTCATTTCATATAGATGATCGCATACACTACCAAAATGGGGTTTGCCTGCTGTTAAGGTCAGTTTTTTACCAATTAATCCATCATAGTTTTTTATAAAAACGTCTCCATTTAGAGCAAGTGTTTTTACATCTTTGCCATTTAGTAACATTATTTTCCCTTCCTATATAAGTACTAAAACATTAGGATGTGACTTTGAGTAGGCAACGCCACTGGCATAATCAGAAGCACTATATGTTTGCAGGCTACTGTTAACCTTAGTTTGCAGGTAGTCTATCCCGCTAGACAACACTGATATATCTGACCTATAGTCTTCAATCGCTGGCACCCACGTCATATCTGGGGGTGTATCTGCATCTTGCCACTGACTAGCTTTCATACAACTATATTTACCAGTGTAACTACTGTTGCTAGTAAGCAAAACAGTAACCCAAGGACAATTAGGAGGTGTTGTGAAGGTTACACTTACCCTGCCCTTAGTTCCAGCTGTAACAATAGGGCTATCCACCAGCCCCCCGCCGTTATTTACCTGCAATTTACAGCCTGCTGCACCACTAGAAAAGGCAGAGTAATCTAAGTCGACAGCAACGGTATATTTCGTGTTCGATTTCGTGTCAAAGTGCATTACATCATTAGCGGCATTAGGTGGTATATCTTTAGGCTGTTCACTGGAACCTTTGAGTAAATTTGCTGCATACATTGGCACTGATACATTGCCATTTGTAGGGGACTTACCGTTAATCTTCTTAACGCCAGTGTCTGCAGCATTCGTTAGCAAGCATTTAAAAGTATCTTGGTATGTGGTAGTACCAAAGCCGATACATCTAAAAGCATACGTTGTGTCCGTGTCGTTGGGCATGTCGTACAGTACTAAAAACTGTGTATTATAGTAGTCATTGTAGCATTTTTGAATTAAGAATCCTTTTGCACCAGCAAAGGCAGAAGATGGTAAAGCGGTAAGAGCATCAGCTCGTTTTGAAGTGGTTAGGTTGGTGCCATTAAGGCGATATATACCTGGCTTAGTTACAGTGTCAAGGTCAAACGTTGACGTTGTAACCGTGAAGTCTGGATTATCTAAGCTTGGCAGAGTTACATTGCCACTACTATCTGGGGCTTGACCATTAACCGTTTTAAGCTTACCTGCGTCAGCTAGTTTTTCACTAATTTCAATTTTGTTGTAAACCTCAGTTTTTTTATAGTAATTTTCCAAATCACTTAAATGGGCGAATTTGGTAAAGTCAACATTATTAATTTTGCCAATAGCTGCATTAGCTGTATCAATTGCTTTTTTTAATTCAGTTTGTCTATTTTCATCATTCTGCAGCTCTGTTTTTAAACTACTTAGTTGACTTTGAAAATCATTAATTGTGTTAATTTTCCAAGCATTATAATCATTTTGAATGCTGGCCAATTTATCACTAAAGCTTTTATTAGCAGCATTAATTGTTGCAATTTTGTCTTTGTTAAAATCTGCTTTTAATTGGTCTGCTTGTGCTTTCCAATCATTTTGCAAGTTCGTGATTGCTTGCTTTTGACGAGTTAATTCAGCGTCCCAATCGGATTTTAATTTATTAAACAAATCTACAGTTGTCTGAATTTTATTATTGCCATCACTAACTGCTTGATTAATATCTTTTTTGAATTGGTCAATTAAAGCACTAGTGTTTTCTTCAGTTCGTTGGATTACGGCTTGATAATGCGTTTCGAATGCTTTTAAAGATGATACATAGTTATCGTTATTAATATGGATTGATTCGTCTTGAATTACTTCAATATCAAAGCTCTTAGTAGTATCGATAAACGTGCCATCTTTACTACTAATATCAAACCATGCTACACCGCTTGCTGCATAGACAGCTTCACACAATGTATATGTAAATCGCCCAGCTTTTGCATCAGTTACTTTAATACGCTCTGATTCACTGTCACTAACAATTTTGCCGCCCTCTTTATCTTCAGAAAAAGTTATTATTTTATCAGTTAAATCGTATGCACTGTTGTTAGCATCTAAAACAATAACCGACAACACTTGACCACGTTCTCCTTGTCCAATTTTACGAATGTGGTCGCTAACAATACTAGCCGTTTTGTTTGTTGGTAGCACTATCTGCGCTAGACTCATACTTTCCCACCTTCTCTCTTAAATTATTTACTGTTTCTTGCAATTGCGAATTGCGCTGATTTAGTTGTTCATTTTCTGTTTGCAAAATTGCTACTTGCATACTTAAGCTACCTATCTGTAGCGCCATATTACTTGCTAAATGCTCGAATTCTTTGTTCATTATAAAAAATCAAATCCTTTCTTACCGCCTACCCAATGACGAGCGACCCAATCTTGAATTGACGAATATCCATCTGCATTTTTTAAAAAAGTACCATTACCATCATAAATGTGCCCACGACTCAAGTTTAAGCCGTTAATTAAACTGCCGTCACTGCTAGAAGATAGTTTTGTGTTTAGCACTCCGTCGCGTATCATCCAGATATTTTTACTATTAATCACAACGGCGTCACTGCCATTGGCTACGACCACACCATGTGTCCCTGAAATAATGCTACTAATGCTAGAAGGTAGGGCGTCATTGATAGTTCCAACAGTTAATGTGGTGCCTCCAACAACAGTCTTTAAGGCACCATTAACTAGTAGCGATTCAGCGTTTAAAGATTGAATAGTGCCGGCATTAATATATTGAGCATTGACCCAACCTCTTGAATCGATAGCACTTCGTGTTTCTCCATTTGGCCCAAAAAAGCCTAATCCATGGTTATTAAAAATAAGTGACCCTTCACTATTTACAGCTCTAATTTCAACTGGGTCTTTATAAGTTTGATTCCCATTAGCATCAATAAATTGCAAAACAGCCGTACCACCTGATTCTATCCACGACTTAGTCTCCTCCATTTGCTCATGGTAGTCTTGCAGGGCTTTATCGAACTTTTGTTGTTCAACCATTAAATTGCCAGTTTTTTCATCAATAAGTCTGATACTTTTACCGATTTCCATTTCAGCTTCTTTTCGGGCATTACCTTCTAGCTTTAAAGCTTTAGCAACTGCATCAGTTAATCCATAAGCTCTTTTTATTTGTCCATTAGTTCGGCTGAATTTTTCATTCGATTTGCTCTCAATTTCTTGTTGCATCAAGTGCTGGTAAGTTTCAGGAGGCTTTCCTAACTGTATCTGGGTATAATGATGACTTAAACAGTCGAATTGAACTCCATAAACTTCAGCAGTTTCTTGTAAGTCGTACGGTTGAAAGCGAACATAAAGATTGTCGTATAAACTCAATTGAGTCCAATCGGCATTAATCCCCGACATTTCTTGATAGTTAACTGTGGTTGATACATCGATATGGCCATAACGATATTGTTTTAAGTAATTTTGACCAAGTTGTGTTAACTGACTGATATCCGCATCAGTGGCAACAAAAGACCCATCAGGCTGTTGTCCTGACAGGTCTTGGTCATCATGCTTAAAATTGCTACTTAAATCAACTGTGTTTACTTTATCGACATTAGGGTCAATACCAAATCCATCTGCATATAAAGGACCAATTTTTACTGTGACTTCTTTTTGTGATTGGTCAACACTCGCATCATAGTCATCACTACTATTGCTGTCATCATCTGGAGCGTGTAAGGTTGAGTCAGTTAAATTATCTTCTGGTATCCACCCTGTCCTACCTTTATATGTTACTTCAATATAAGTTTTACCATCACCGCCTTGGGCTTGATGACCAGTTATCTTAAAATCACCATTTACTGAACTAGCCCCAGCTGGAATCGACCAGTTAGATGCGTTCCGACTATCAGGGGTATCATAAATTTCTACCTTAGAATCATCTTTGAGTTTTTGATTTAAAATTTCGTCCCATGATTTAGGCTTGTAACTACCATTTCTGTGATAATCAATTGAGCCCGAACTAATCCAACCATACTTAGTATGATGGTAAGTTTTGCCACCTTGAACTATAGTTTGGTCAATGGTTGCTCGTCCTTTATGAACTTTAACTTTTACATTTTTTTCTTTGGGCTCATGATAAGACTTGTTAGGTACCTTGTGTCTATTTTTACCTTTACCGACCCAGCGATAGGGACTTTTGACTTTACTTGTAGTCACCACTTTTTCAGTTGTTGGCACCATTTCGTTCTTTTTAGCGTCCCATTGGTATTTAGTAGAGCCTTCTTTAATTTCGCCATAGCCGTTATTAGTGTATTTTTTATAAGACCCATCTTGAGTTAGAGATAAGTGCGGACCAAAAAGCCATTCGTGACTACCAATTCTGTACCACAAATCGCCATTTTGATTACGCTCTGCCATATCATATTTAACAACGGTACCATTTTTATATGTGGTACCTGTACGATAATGGTCAGCGCCAATTTCTGGCGAATAGTAGCCATGAATCACGCCGCCAACTTGATAAGCAACAACAGCTGTACCAGTCATTCTTACTCTTGTTCCAGCTCCTGATTCATCATATATGCTATTAGATACAACTGTGCCGTCACCTGTAACATCATTAACTAGATAATCACCACTTTTATCAAAGCTTATCCAGTTAGCATTAATCCAACCACCACCTTTTAGTGGATACCAATCATCTCCATTAACTGTGTTAATCTGGTATTTCCCGTCTGGTGTCATATCGCCATTGTGGACTAACTTACCTAAAAATATTTTGTCGCCATTTTTAATTGAATTGATTAGCTTTTGTCCTTCGACAGGCGAATCATAAATATTTACAAAGCCACCTGCCATGTAAACAGTTGCCCGACTAGAATATTCTGTATCCCAGCTATTCCAATCGGTGTTATCTGCGGTTGCAATTGCCTGCCCAGGTGTATAAGTGGCAACAAAGACTGCTCCAGTCCACATATTTTCAATGTTACGGTCTTGTGTGATTGATTGAATATTTTTACCGTAATCAACGATTATGCCGGTGTCTGCACCAGCTTTTTTAGAATGATGAATATCGAAGTTATCAAATTCCAATTCGCCGCCAAAAATCCCCAGAACTGATTGAACTGCAGTGTCGCCTTCAGCGTCAGGGCTAATCAATAAAGTTCCTGCTTGCTGACCTTTCTCGATATTGATATTACTGATAGTTGTTACGTCACTATCAAAATTAAACTCTTTCTGTGGAAGCATGGAATTAATAATTTGATTCATCAAATCTTGTGCTGACGCAGAATTAAATTGTATGGCATCTGGTACTGTTGCATCATTTAAAGTCGCTGAAATATGATTTGCGTCAATAACTAACTGGTCAAACTCTTTCTGGATATGAACTATTTTAAAAAGTTGATGAACGAATTTGTAGTTAATATCAGCCAAAATATATGTGTTTTCGGCTAACTTTTTAGCATGTACACCATCTTTAGGATAAGTTAACTGTAAAGTCGGAAATTGATTATAATTCCACGTTACTTGACAGCTGACAGCGTCGCTTAAAGTTAAACCGGGAGTTGTTAAATCACTAGTAACACTAGAATACCAATGCGGATAATCTAGCAGATAATCATATTCAGCGTAGTTTGTCTGTGGTAATTGACCGATTATAATTTTTGCCATTAAGCTAATCGCCTCCATCGTGGCATATACTCAGCACGGGTAATCACTCCATCTGCTGCTTTGATTGAAATTCTATTTTCGCCAACCGGCAGTTCGGGTGGTAATAGATTCGGAAAGTGAGTCTGATTATTATAAAGCGTACCTTTAGCATCATAGGTGTCTCCTGTGTCACCATTAAGCCAAAATTCGCCGTTCATATTATCAAACTGATAATTTAAATCGTTAACATTTAAGACAAAAGAGCCATTAGCAACAAAGTGCCAGTTGGGTATGGCAACCCTTGTTTCAGAATTAAAAACCACACCATTTTCGGGTAAGTCAATGTAATTAATACCATTAACGCGGTATAAATAGGGTTCACAATAAAAAGTCAATTGACCAGTAGCTAAGTTTGGACAATTTTCATCTGAAGTAAACTGCGGCATTGTTTGTACAATCGCGTTGTAAGCATACTCTGGATCAATTTCAAACTGTAAATACTGATACTGCCTTTTACCATTAACTTCAGGAGCAATTAGCCAATCAACCAACTCTCTTTCCCACTCAAATTGTGTGTAATTTAATGGTCTTTCAACTATACAATTAAATGTTTCGGTCACATTTTGATATGAACCGTTATCTTGAATAAAATCGCCTGAACGTCCTTTGATATGTGTTAAGTCAATATCTGGTACAGCATGTACTGGGTCAAAAGGATATTTTATTAAAATCCCTAAATCCGTTGAAGACTTATTATTAAAAATTAAGCCTGAAAAACCGTTAGAAATTGCCACTTAACCCCCTCCTTTGCTTAATTTGAGCAGCACGTTGGTCTTCTTTGTAAAACGGCTCGACTGTTTGCCACAAAGTTCTACCTTCGGGCGTAGTTAATGTAATATTTGCTGAATTATCTTTAGTAGCAATTCGCTCTAGCAACTGCAAAACAGAGTGTCTAAACTCATGCTCTTCTTCAGCTTCTTTTGTATCAATTATAGGCTGATTTTTAAAGCCACTTTGGGCAGATAGGATACCAACTGCTTTACCGATTAGTTCCCACGCCCGTGTGGCTTTAGTTGGAACTAAAGGGACAATCATTTCAGGCTTGTTACCCTCAGAAATGTGAGCTAGTTTTTCGGTTATTGATAAACCACCATTAGCATATGCACCACCTGCAACACGTGAAAAAGCAGCGCTATTACTGCCATATGCGTGCTTCATATAATTAATAGCAGCATAAAGGTTGTCATAACCGTTCCAGATATTGGCATGTGCGTTTTGCTTGTACAGGTCAAAGGTTGGTGGTACTACTTGTGCTAGTCCTTTAGATGGTATTCCAGCTTTAGCATTAGAGTCCCAAGTGTTAATTGCCTTAGGATTACCGTTTGATTCTCGGGCGATTACTCTCAGCCATGATTGTACTTGAAATGGTGTAGCATTAAACCCATTAGCCTTTAATGCTTTTATAACTGTTGCTTTCCAGCGGGCTACACCATCTCCAGCAGGGTCTGCCATATGTTCGCCAAACTGTTCAGCAATTTTACTAATAGTTTTCCAAAAACCGCTACCTACTTGGACTTTGATTTTTTTCTCTAAAGCAGAATTAGTTTTAACTTTTGGTGTACTATCTTCTTTTAAACCTTTAACTCTAGCAAAAAGTGGTGAACCTTTGCCAACCACACTGCTTAGAGTATTCATATGTATTCCTTGGCTAGGAGATTCTGCTGAAAAATATTTATTTCCGCCAGCATAAACGCCAACGTGTTCGCTGCCTCCAGGACCCCAGAAAACTAAATCGCCTGAGTGAGCTTGAGCCTTGGATATGTGTTGACTTGCAGCATACTGTGCTCCAGAGAAGTGGTCATAGTTAATCCCAAAAGCCTTTTTCAGAGCATATTTAACTAGTCCAGAACAGTCAAATAGCTCTGGACCTTCTGAACCCCAATGGTAAGCATGACCTTCTCCATACTTTTTGACGGCATCAAGCAAAGCAGACGGAGAACCCCCGTCATTAATTTTGTTATCAGCCATTTTCCACAGCCGACTCCACCAATCAACGGATTGCTTGCCCATTTTTTTAAGTGAGCCTTCAACCAAGGCCTTCATAGCACCCTTAGCTGAATCTGTTAGTTTAAAGATATTATCTAAGGTCTTAATTGGTTGCTTGTTATAAGCTTTAGCTTGGTCATATAACTTTTTAAGATACCCTGTACCACTCGCAAATGGAACTAGCCCAAGCATTTTTGTTTCAGTAGCGTTTAAAACTTCATCGCCAGGGTGTAAAAGAGCCGGCACATTAATACCGTTAACTATGCCTAGTTGACCAGTACTTGGTCGATAGATAGCTTCGCGATTACCAGTTTCCGGCGAATCGTGCCCGTCATTGAGGACAGCCATAGTAGGTTGGGTAATAGCTTTTCTTTGGCTACCAAAGAATCCTGTACCTGTAGCAAGGTGAATTTTACTAATGACGTTGCTATTACCACCAAACGATTTAATGACATTATTAACGCCAGAAGTTGCGCTATTGATTGTGGCAATCATCTTACTCATGCCATTTTTAGCATAACTAGGAATTGCACTTTCAAAAACTTTTTTGAAATCTCTCTTTAAATAGTCAAGCCAAGAATTAAAGTGAGCATTATACTTTTTAGCACCACTTTCAAAAGTATTTATTAAATGCTTTAAACCGTCAGCTTGATTATCTTTAGATTTAGTCATTGACTTATCTACTTTTTTAGGAGCATTATCCCAAAGGTCAGCCCAATCCTTGTTATAAGTCTTTTTAAATTCTTTAAGTGACTTTTCTAAGCTTTTAAATGCATCTTCTAGTTGAACAACAAAAGTTTGTTTTTTACCTTGTTTAGTAAAGGCTTTGTTAGCTTTGTTAATTTGGTCAGCAATTTGTTTGCCGAACTTATTTTTCTTTAGTGTATTACTTAAGGATTTTATAGATGACTCAAGCTTTTTTACCTTAGAAGTAACTTTTGCCATTGCCTTAAATCCAGTAGTTACAGGCTTAATATATTTGCCTATTTTTTGAATATCTTTAGCAACATCATTTAGTGGCTTTTTAAGCGATTTGAGTTCACTGATAAAGCTTGAGCTTTTTTTGCCTTTGACTTGTGGTTTAACTAGTGACTTAGTTAACTGACTAATATATTTTGAAATATCTTTAGCATCAGCTTTAAGTGATTTACGTAATTTATCTAATCCTTTGGCCATGTTCTCGAAAGGATTATTCTTTTTATTAGTAAATTGCTTAGATATTTTGCCGATTTCTTTAAAATCTTTAGTTGTATCACTTAATTTTTTGTTTAAATGATAAATTTTAGTATCAAGATTATCGAAAGCCTTAGCTACAGATTGAACTTTTTCATAAATACCGGATTTTTTACTACCAAAACTCTTGTTTAAATCTTTTAGACCACCTATAATGCCTTTTTTGCTTTTACTTAAAGCTTTTTCCAGTTTAGGCAAATCACTGGTTAGTTCTTTAAAGGCATCAACTTTAGCCATTGATTTTGCAAAGGTTGCAAGATACTTAAAAGCATCTCCAATTGGCTTAATATCTTTAGATAAACGCCCCCAAGTTTTTTCATGTTTGGACAACGCACTACTTACACTATTTAGCTCTTTGGACGGATCATTTTTCTTAATGGTGCTTTTAACTGCACCTAAGTTTTTAGCATAATTCTTGAGTGCTTTAGACATTGACTTAACATTAGCGATAGATTTTTTAGATACATCCATAGCTGATGCCATAACTTTTTCATCAGTAGCACTTAATTTAGAAGATTTTTTCTTTTTCCCAGAATCATCATTCCAAAAATTGGACCAGCCTTTAGCGATTCCTTTTCTAGCATTTTCCATATTTTGGGCGTTTCTAGGAAGGATTAAAGTTCCTAATTGTGACCAAAAATTATTAGATTTACCACCAGCTTTTGGATTACTAATTCCAGCCGCAAAACTATTCCAATTTCGATTAAGCCCACCTAAAAAATCTTTATTAAACCATTTGCCAAAGCTATTAAATCCTGCTTTTAATTGCTTCCACAGTGCAGGTAATTTACCACCAAACGAAGTACCTAATGAAGCTCCTAAAGTAGCACCTGCAGCAGTTCCAATTCCTGGAACCACTGAACCTAATGCGGCACCAATACCTCCTCCAAGTACAGCACCGACTGTCTTACCTTTTGCTTGTTGCCTTTTTTTACCTGGTCCGCTTGTAAGTCCTTTAAAAATATCAACTGCATCAAATGCTAAAGCAGCAACTCCAGCCACTTTACCAAATCCATTTTTAGCAATTGGTAAAAATCTACTTATTAAACCTTTACCACTACTAGTACCGATTTCTTCAGCTGCTTTTGAGGCTGGACGAAAAATTTTAGCCCATTTAGTTTTGCCAAGTAATCTGGCATCGCCAATTTTACCCACTAGTTTGCGAGCCCAGCCAAGACCTGCTCCAGAACCAGATTCTTCAGCGATTTTTGTACCATTCTGAAAGAGAGCCCTAAATTTGACTTTGCCTTTTGAGTTAAGAATGTTTTTAGAAACACCAGTTACGTATTTCTCAGCATCTTTGGCACCAACTTTTTCAATTGCAGCTGTTCCTAATTCAGCACCAATTGAACTACCATTATCTGCTTTATTTAAAGCACTTTTAAGTGCAGCATTCTCTTTTAGAAGTTTGTTAGTTACTGCAAGCGATTCATTATATAAGTCTTGATTCCTTTTACCTAACAAAGTTCCAGAAAATAAATCCGAAAGAGTACGTTTTACTGAAACAATACCTTTTAAAAGTTTATAGCCGGCAAAAGCTTCTAGCATTTTTTTACCGATATTTGAAACCACTTCAATGTGATTACCTTTGCCAAGCCAATTAATTAAATCAGCAACCTTATTAGCAATGGTACCAATCCCATTGGCTATTTTTTCAATGCCTTTCATGGTCGAAGGTCGGTTAAATACTTTAACCATTGCGGTAGAGGCTTTAGACAAAGCCGGCATCATAGCTGTACCTATATCAATCTGAACTGCTTCCATGGCTTCATGAAATTGCTTTTGTTGATTTTTAGTAGCTTTCATGTTTTTGTTAGCTAACTTGCCAACATAGTTATTTTTATAAGCGCCAGCAACTTGCTTATTAACTCTTTCAAGCTCTTTAGTATTAGTTGCTAAAATTGCAGCTGCATTCTGTCCTGTTGTACCAAAAACGTTATGGAAAAAGTTTGACCGGTCAGCTTTTGGAACATGATCAGCAATCTCTTGAAAAATTTTAGCAATTGGCTTTAGTTTACCGGACTTAGTTTTAAAGTCATCAACCGATAAACCGTATTTTCGAAGCGCATCAGCTCCATTTTTAGATGGAGTTTGCAAACTAATCAAAATTTTTCTTAGCCCAGTACCAGCTTGCTGAGCTTCAAGTCCAGAGTTGGATAAGACACCCATAGCACTAGCTGTTTCAGTCAATGACACACCAGCTGTTTTAGCAGAAGTACCAACATAGTTCATACCTACTCCAAGAGATTTGAAATCTGTTGAAGTAGCATCAGCAGCCATCGCTAACTTGTTAGCAACAATTCTAGTATTACGTAACATGCCAGTGGTAGATTTTGTCCGCATACCGAAAGCTTCAAGCACTGAAGTGGTAACCTGCATGGTGTCGGCAAAATCGTCACCAGATGCTTTAGATGCTTGTAAAATAGCTTTCATAGCACCTAATGACTGCTTACCATCATAACCACGTTTGATTAACTCTTGATAACCCTTAGCAATACTATCTTGACTTTGTGCATATTGGATAGAGTACTTACGTCCATCTTTTTGCATTTCAGCAACTTCTTTAGTTACATCTCTAGCTTTTTCGCCCGATGTAATCAACAAGTTTGTGTTTTCGGTCAGCGATTTTTGTAAATTACTAGCTTTTTCAGCACCTTTCCATGCAAACGCACCGGTAGCCGCAATACCAGCTGAAGCTGCAATAGCAGTATTTTTGAAATTGGATATTGTTGATTTTAAAGAATCGCTAAGCTTATGAGTGTTTTGTCTTAAAGTTGTTATCGCTTTGTCAGCAACCGCAATACCTGTTGGGTGAAATTTATTAAATTCTGCCCGAACATCTTTTTGCTTGTTTCTAAGTTCAGCAAGTGATAATCCAGTCCTATTAACACGATTTTCTTGTATCCGATAAGCGTCACTAGTTTTACCGGACTCATTTTCAATACGCTTTAATTCCGCTTCTTGCTTTTTAAACTGTTCCGTTAAATTTGCAATTCCAGACCGATATGAATTAAGTTTAGCTTGACTAGACCCAAAAAGATTATGTTCTTCTTTTAATCTGGAAATATAAATCCTAGAAGATTCAGATGATTCTTTATAATCTCTTTGAAGCTTGGCTAACCCAGACTCATAGTAATTTAACGACTGTTTAGCTTTACTTTGTTGAGTAGTCAATGAAGTTAATCTGATTTCAGCCTTTTTTAGCTGACCTTCAGTTTTAGCAATTTGTTCGCCGTATTTACCATACTCAACTTTGCCCTCTTTAGTTGACCTATCAACATTTTTTTGAGCTTCTACTAACTGCTTTTGCTCTCTGGATAAACCGCTAATGTACTCTTTTTGCTTTTCAATGGTAGTTTTTAAGCCGTCATACTTTGCTTTAGCAGCTTCGGTAGTTTTACCAACCGAATTCATTTCCGCGCGTTGTGCTTTCCACGCTGATATGGTATTAGTTACGGCTTGCTTTAATTCCCTTAAAGTTCTTACAGGTTGACTGCCATTTAAGGTCATATCAACCGACATTTCGCCAACAGGAATTTTTCCTGACATTCAATTACCTCCTTTCTATTTATCCATATTATCTGCAACGTCCCATAAAGTTTTGGGACGCTTATCTCGTGGACGTGCGTTCATGATTTCAATAAGCCGCGGGTAATCAGTATTTTCGAAAGTCTCTGGGGTCATATGCGCCCATATAATCATCTGTTGCTCGGTATAATCAAAATCTTCAATCATTTGCTCATATGCCCGCACTGGGTCATCATCACTAAGATTCTGTGTTTTCGCTTTTGTCGGCGTCCCAACCTAGCACTTTAGCCATGATTTTTTCAGCAAACTCTCTAACATCATTAAAATCCGCTTCTTCATCAATTTTTTTGAACTGTTCGTCTGATAAATTTAAGATATCTCTTAAAAATTCACCGTATGTAGTAATAGCTTTGTTAGTCGCATCGAGTAATTCCAAAATGGAATCAGCGTTATCATCTTTTAGATTAGAAACTGCCATATTTACCTTAGCAAACTCTTTTTGTGCAACTAAGCAACGACGCATATTTTTACCTGTAGTTGGGATTTCAAAAGTTTTTAAATGTAATTTTTTACCGCTAATTTTTACTGACATAAATTAATTCCTTTCGTGCCTACCTCTCCCGCCCTGCTTATTCAATTAATTAGTTATTGGGTGTCCCATTAGCATCAGAAGCTTGCTTGTTTTGAGCAGTGTCATCGCTAGTAATCTGCCCCGTTATAAACTTAATCATTTTAGTAAAATTGAACCCTACTTCGTCTGAATAGAATTTTTCATAAAGCAGTAAATCGCTTGGGCGTGAACTTGCGGATAGTGTTAAAGCATCATGTACCACGTTTTCATTTTCCGTGTCAGTGCCTAAATTCAATTCTCCCGGCGCAAAAATTCCGTACGGGAAAGCCACATATAAATCGATTCCTTTGTTTTTGTTAAAAGTGTGCGCAATCACGCCACCTTTTGTTGGATTTGACCTACCTTTACGAGCATAACCACCTAATTCATCTTTAACTAAACCAGTTAATTGATCATAGATGACGTGCGGAATATCGTTAGCGCCCAAAGAAATAGATGGCTGTTCTGTACCACTATTAACTTCAGCGATTGCATTCGAACCATAAACGCGAGTTACAGTTGGCGCAATACCAGTAATATTTGCTTGAGTAGCACCTTTTGATGAATCCAAATCAATTTTAAATAACCCTGGTAATTCAGCGTGCGTAACTGGGTCAAAAACCTTACCTTTATCGCCATCATATGTAAATCCACCCTTAGAAGGGTCAGTTTTTAGTTTGTTGTCCTTGTCTAAAGTGAAAACGATAATATCGTCTAAACCTGTAACTTCCATTAATCTCTCCTTGTAAAAAATAAATCTATTTCAATCCGATTCTGGTCATCAACATAATGGCCAGAGTCGGAATTTCTTTGCCATTTTTGGCGTATAAAAAAAGACGTTATCGATTTTTCGAAAGCGTCCGCATCAACTGTATTTGACGGATAACAGATTTTAACCTGTATCTGCTTAACTAATTGATTGTATACATTACTACCATGCTCTGTTGGCACCTGCATAACTTCAGATACTGCAATTAGCGTCTTTTTCTCAACTAAAGAACTCGCTGGAATGTAAAAAGCATAAGCTCGACCCAAGTCAGCTATGCCTGCATTATTTAACTCAGCGGCTATAGTTCCAGCTAGTGTCATAAACCGGTCACCTTCTTAAACGCTTGTGCCTCAGCCTTTAAAACTTCAGACTTAGCGTCTAATTCAGCACCTTCCATAAAATGCATATTTTTAACTTCTTTGGGACTCATACCAGCTGTGCCGTTATTGACAAAGCGCGCAACCATAGCTTGATATTTACTATCAAAGCCAACTAAAGTATTACCAGAAGCCACCCCGTCAACACTTTTACCTGGAACAAAAGTTATAGACTCACGCAAATGCTTAGTTTTGCGCGGCTTTTTACCGTGCTTTGCGTTATTGTGCCCAGTAGAGCGTCCAAATTTATCATATTTTTCAGAACTCATTGGTGTCTTAACTTTTAATTTATCAGCAAAAACAGCTGCACCTGCACCTGTAACTTTACCTTTATCAGTAGCAGATAAATTGGTAACATTAACGACCGAGTTATACCAGTCCTCTAATTGTTTATCTAAGTCATCAGCCATTAGCATCACTTACCTTTCTAATCGTTATTAAATCGTAAGCAGTGGGGTTAGTATATGGGTCCTGATTTATGTTAATCACTTTATAAATGTGATTTTTAAACTGAGCATGAGTAATACCGGACCAATCATTTTTATGGTGTACCACAACAATTGTATTATCTGTTTGCTGAAGTCCTGCCATTTGAATCATTTGATTAGTAGTTAAACTCCATAACCCGCAGAGTGTAGGACTCCCACGTGATACAAAGTTACTAGTTGGTAAACCATTAATATCAGTATCTTGGTCATCAATAGTGCCGAATTTAATTGCTAGACTTAGTCTGTCCGGATTCTGAAGTTGAACCATTATCCTCCTCGCTTTCGTCAAAACTGCCACGTAGTTGCCCAATAATAGCTTTTGCAGTCGTACTGCTAACAGCATTTGATGGGTGGTTAAATAAATTAGCTGCTATTGCAAAACATGCCAATCGATATAGTGGCTCAATATCTTCACGTTTATAAAAATTCGTGCTATTACCAATAGCTCCTTGCACATAAATTTCAGCCCCCAGTAGGGTAGATTTCATACGAGCCAGTGTCTGCTCGTCTAAAGCATCATCATCTGGTAAATAGCCTAGCGTACGCTTAAACTCGTCATCAACTTTTAAAAAGCTAATCATGATTAAGCTTTAGCATCTGAAGTATTAGGCTTTTGATCGGCTACTGTCTTAAATGAAGCAGCTGCAAATGCGCCTTCATCAATCAATTCCACATCAAAGCGGTCAATGAAGCGGATTTTAGTCGTATCAGTTTCAAATGCTCCACCACCTATGTTAGTTGGTGTAATAGACATACTTTGACGGTCGTATAAAGTAATCCCTTGCTTTAAATCGCCAAAATATAGTGGGTGAGCCCCATTAACATCTGGTAACCACTTATCCGCTACCACAGTTACAGCGTGACCACCAATGCGGTAAGTTTCAGGATTTGTTACATCTTGTTGAATCATGTAGCGACCTTCAGCATCTTTCATTTTTGAAAGAATGTTAAAACCGGATTGATTAGTTACATAACTTGATGTAGCAATAATAGCAGGGTCTAACGTATTATTTTGTAAATCTTTAATATCATCAAACTTGGTAATTGTAGGCTTAGCAGGCACTTTACCCATAACAGCTAAGATTGCTTGATTACGCGTAACCACATCCTTTTTAGCAGCCCAATTTTCAAGCCAAGAAATTATATTGGCGGAGGTATCTGCTAGCAAAGTATTAGTAGCAGTTGTGATACCGGCATAACGATGTATCACATACTTAACTAGTGTCAGTTTCGGTTCATCAATATTACCAATTTGAGCTGTTTCATCATCTAAGTTGGCTAGTGGTGTAATATCTGAAAGCTTTTCGTAAACACGTGAGCCACGTGGTGTTGTTACTTTTTCGATGTTAACCAAGTTTGCCAAAGAAGCAAATTGACGCATCAAAGTATGGATTGCAGTTTGTACATCTTCTGGAATGGTCAAACCTGCATCTGTATCGTCACCTGTAATTTTAGTACCGTCCGGCATTTTTCCAGAAGTAGCGATATTCTTTAAATCAGAAACAAATTTGTCAGTAATTTCCTTGGCTAATTCCTTGTCACTCTTTTTCTTTTCAACAGGCTTTAAATCAGTTGGCTTTTCCGTTGCACGCGCATCTTCTAAGGTTTGTTTAGCAAAATCACGTGCATCAATTGCATCTTGATAATCTTTAGCAGCATTCTTCATTTTGTCTTTAAATACTGCTTTTTCATCGTCACTCATATTGGCAAATTTAGCGTTGTATTCCTCATTTAACGCAATCTTTTTGTTCAATAAATCAGTGACTTTGTTGCCTTTGGCAATCCAGTCATCATGTAATTGGTTAATATCCATCTATTTTGATTCTCCTTTTATTCCCATAATAAAAGAGCCAAGTTATCTTTAACCTGACTCTTTTTTGTACTATCTTTATGTATTAAATTTTTCATTTTCGGAATTAATTCCGGTTTGATTGGCAACTCACCTTCGGCATTAGTCATTACTGGCTGGCTGTCAAACATAATATCATCAGCAAAGCCATTTTCGACTGCCGTTTTTGCATTCATCCAAGTTGTTTTGGACATTAGTGTGTAAATATCTTCTGGCGATTGTCCTGTTTTAGCTGAATATAAATCGACCAGCGACTTATCCATTTCACTCAATTGCATTAAAGAGCTGGACAAATCATCAACATTGCCCTCAGTGACCACAGAAGCCCTGTGAATCATCATCTGCGCCATTGGCGACATTTCTACCTTGTTAGCCGCTAAAGCTATCCATGAAGCCGCCGAACATGCTTGACCAACAATCTGTGCTGTGATGTTTCCTGAATACGATTTTAACGCAGTATAAATTTCCGCCCCAGCGGTCACATAACCACCAGGCGAATTGATTTCCAACACAATATCAGCACCATTGGCGTTGTTTAAGGCTTGTTTAACAGCTTTCGGTGACGAATAATCATAACCCCACCAATCGTAAATTTCGGCATCATCATCAGACACCACCGTTCCTTTTATTGGTATTGTTTTCATCTATCTCACCTCCTTCATATTGTGGTAAATCTTGTGGGAAATAACCCGCACGTTGTAGCACGAATTGTGCTTGTGTAGGCGATAAGGCTCCGTCATTAACCATTTTAGAGATTCGTCCGGCAAAGCTATCTCCTACTGCATCAACTGCCGGACGCAAATCTGGTGTAACTGTGACATTTAATTTTTTATTAAACTCACTTACAATTGGTCCAACATAGCGCTTTAAAGCCTTGGCGTACTGGGCATTTTCTTGGTCAAGATTAGACTGTTGGTCACCAGTTCCATTTACATAGCTATCAGGAATCCCATAAACTTTCGCTATTTGTTTACTCGTCCAGTCAACTTGCGCCAATAATTTTGCTACATCGCCCTTGATTTCTAAAGGTTTGTATTCTTCTAAATCATCTAAAACAACTACTCTGCCATCACGAATCTGTTTCATAAAAGTACGACCACGTGCTGCTTTTTTCTTTTCATCAAGCAAACCACCGCCTTTTACGCTTAAAACACCAGGCGAAGTAACAGATTGGCTTAGTGCATTTTTAGTCAAATCGTTAGATTTATTTTTTATAGCAAGTTCTTCCGTCAATGCCATAAGAGGCGAGTAACCTGTCAACCCAATTGAATCTCTAGACATTAGCCTAAAATGAATCATATCGCCTTGCGGGACATTGGTCATCAAGCCGATATTTGGCTCATCAAAAGCAACATCATAAACTAGCCCTTGACCATTTAACTCTTTGTAAGTGGTAACCTGAGAGGGTCTAAGACCTTCCCAGTATAAATCTACCCCATTAGCATTTCGCCAGCGATAAGCGTACGCATTGCCGTCTAACAGTAGCTGTGCAAACATGCTCTGCCAAAAAGAGTAGCCGTTAGTTGAAACACTAGGACTTGCCAAAAAACGCTGCATCCGTGGTGACTTAATTTGAAACCTTACCAGTGCCAAATCAGCCGACAATTGAGAAATTAATGAATATAAGTCCGAATTAGCTAACGCTTGGTTGGCTGAAATATATTTTTCATTATTACCGCCAGTTAAATAATCTATAAAATCAGTGCTGTTTAAATCGACAGTTTGACGTTCTTTTTGATTAAAATTGAAAACCGGCAAAATTAATCACCTCCCTTCTTGTCCTGAGGTAGGTAATCGATAATAAAGCCGGTTACTAGTAATAAAATACCCAACACTACAAAACCGAGTGCCGAGTTAAACATAAAAGCACCGTATGCAATAGCACCAAACCCTAAAATAAATAATAATAAATCTATAAGTTGCCAAAGCAATTTGAAAAGTGTCTTAATCAGTATCGTAATCACCCCCTAACAGTCCAGATTCAGGATTTTCAAACCATGCTAATACTTGCTCTTGCGTCATACGCTCTACTTCAGTAGATTTGTCGTTAATCAACCCGTACTCTTCAAAATGGTCCATTGCTTTGTACATTGCGTCAATCAATGCGTCAACCACATCTATTTTTAACGTAGCTTTATCCTTATCGACCTGAATACCGATTTTATCTTCTTTAACAGAAGCATTTAGCAGAGCTTTTTCCATGATTGGGTCGTTAAAGCGCGTTATTTTTCCCGTAGCAAAACACTCCTGCAAAAACTTAGTAGGATTAGCCAGTTCACTTGTTCTTTGCGCTATATCTTGAATAAACCACCCTGTATTAGCATTTAAACTCTCTGTAATGTTTTTTACCTGATAGCTACCAAAACGGTCATATCCGAAAAATATCGGCTTTAGACGGTGTATTTCTACATAATCCAGTAACCATCTATATACTTGTTCTGGATTGATAATACCCTTTGCATGTGCGGTAATCGTGCAATATTCTGGCAACTCATGATAAGCAATTCCGTCTTGCTTTTCTTTTGCCTCAAGCGAGCCAGCCTGTTGCCACGGTATAAAACTATGTTGGGCTAAGTGCCAGCGTGGTTTACCGTCTTCATCTTGATAAGGAAAAACGAAGCCAATCGCTGTGTTATCCGAAAACATAGAGTAATCCAATCCAATATAAACGTCCCGTCCATCAATACTAAAGTTGTCATCAACCGCATCTTCTACATCTTTTAATTTTAAGTAGCTGGTGGTGGACTGCTTGAGCCACAAATTTAAATTTTTGTTTTCAAAATCAGATATATTGCCGGTTAGCAGGTCATTGTCGCGCTTGTCTTTTAAGCCTGACATCAAATTGTCTTTTTGGTCTGCCAAATCTAGTAATGGATTGGATTTTATCCAAGTTTCTGGTTTGTAAGTTTCTTCTAAATCGTCTTGCGACCATATCAGTCCTAAATAGGAATCTGCTTCACGCTTAAAGTCTTGCTCCATTGCTTCCATAATCATTTTTTCATCTTCATGAAATGGTACAGTGGGGTCTGGATAGGCAGTTGAAATCTGAACAAATTGGTGGTTTTTGACTTTTACTTGACCAGAAATGATTTTTGAAATCCGTTCGCGAGTTTTAATTTCGCCAATTTCATCAAAAATCGCTGTCCGGAAGTGATAAGAGTCGTACTGTCCTGCTTCATGCGAAATTGCACGCAAAATATTGTTGGTTTTCTTCTCAATGATTTGCTCTGATTGAAGTTCAAGCCCAGCCTCTTCGGCTAAAGACTTAAACGGCTCAATATCTATGATTTTGCGTAGCATCGACTTGATATAGCCAAAGATTTTCATTGTCTGTTTATAGTTAATTGAAGCAACCAGATAATCTTGATTTTCTAAGCTTAGCGACTCTATCAAGTAACTATAAGCAACTAATATAGCCATAAGGTAAGTTTTACCTTGACCACGCGCTACACTGACAATTACCCGTGTAAACCGCTTATCGTTATCTTTATCGCGCCAGCCAATCATCAAACAAAAAATAAATTTTTGCCAAGCCATTAATTTTGTCGGCTCCCCAGTGTCCACATTGGGAGAGATTGAAGCGAATTTAAGCAGCTTATTAGCTTCTTTTATATCGTAATGGTACGGGAAATCTTTTGTATCTTGTCTTTGTAAATCGCGTAAATGACGAAAACAAGCGAGCTTAATCATATAGCCCGCTTGTATTTTTTTGTCTAGAACATCAAAGGCGTAGGTAGTGCCTGGATCACGATATTCATCTCTAATAGCTGACCACTCAATTGATTGATAAGCGCCATCCACATCATGAGTTTGTGTTAAATCAATCTTCATCATTGCCTACCTTAAAGATAGTTTTTAACAGCTTAATTTCAGCTTTAGAAAAACGAAAATTATAGTTAGCATATTTACTCATGTCTAAATACCATTTACCATGGCCGTTTTTAAAATAAAACATCATTTAAAAAACTCCTTAAGTTGGGCAGCGGTTGAACGCTTATTATTATCTTCTTCCGGAGCTTTTAAATTAATTAACTCATTCCTTGATTTAGGACTTAGTCCTAATTCTTTGCCAATCATATTAATTTTGTTAAGTGCATCAGACATCATCTGTACTGACGGATTTTTAGCATATCCCGTAAAATCACGAGCTACAATTGTGCCGTCAAGAGGATTTAAAGCTGTTTTAAATTTCTTTTGCTGTAAACCGTCTTTCTTAACGCTTTTATATGCCTCTCTGAACACATCATAAGCACTGCAATACTGTGCAATCAAAAATTGGTCCGCTTTAATTATACTTTTATTCTGATTGAAATAAGGAATAAGATATTGCCACATCTCTTTACCATATTTGCCTAAATATTCCGGTGGGCTTTTAGGCAACTTTGCCCGAGTTAAATCATCTTTTGCCATAGATAACCCCCCCTATCAAAAAGTTTTAAAAAAATAGTGGTGTCAAGAAAGCGGACACCACTTGTTGCGGCTCCCCGCCTAACAATATATGGCGGGGGGACAAAAATTATTTTATCGTTTTTACTTTTTCACTTAACTCAGCAATCAATTTTAAATTTATTAGCGGTGGATTGCCTGTAGGTGTGTTGCCATAGCCAGTTCCATAATACTGTTCCTCAAAGCGAGTTTTCCAATAGTGACAATTTTTGCAACACGTCACTAAATTTTTTAAATCACGCATTTTTTCTGGGAACCTTTCGACCGGCAAAACATGGTCAACAATGTTTCCCTCTCGAATCACACCACGTGCTTTGCAATACTGACACAAGTGATAGTCACGGTTTAGTATTATCTGCCTAAAGTCTTTCCATTGCTTAGAGTGATAGAACTTATTTTGTTCAGCCTTAATTGGATTGCGATAGCGTGTTATGTGATTGTACTTCCATTGTTGTTTCTTTGATTGTCTTGTCGGAAACTTATGCGCGTATTTTTCACGTTCTTGTTGGTATTCTATTTCATGTGAAATATGATTCGAACAATAATGATTTGGCACGAACGCCGGAGCTTTGCAACCATGCACACGACACTTTCTAATTCTTGGCATCTTCCAGCACTTCCACGGTTGCTTTTAAAACAGCTCTGATAACAATTAAAATCCACTTCAAAATCTCTGTTAGCCCCCACAAATTTAGCATTGCTCCCGTGATTGGCCAGATGTTACTGCTTAAATTATTCCATAAATTGTTAAACATGATTATCTCCTTTTGTACCAGTAAGTTTTAACATCATATTTGTCATAGGCACTAATAATCTTTTGCAATACGATTTCAATTAGTTTGTCTAGATTATCCCATTTACCTATTGCATAAATTTCTTTATCCCTATTAGACACAATTTTACCCAAACATGCGAGATTGTAGTCTGTATATCCATCATCTGTAACCTTGCAATTATTTCCATCTGCATAGCCTATTACATAGAGTTCCATCGAATCACTGAATGGATCTAATGCGTCAATTGCTACTTTCCACGTGTTCTTCTTGATTCTAGTCATTGCATACTGCATTTTGTGCCTCATTAATTCTATTTTTTGCTATTTCAAAATATTCCTCGTCTAACTCCATACCAATAAAATCTCTGCCTGTTTCTACACATGCAACACCTGTTGAACCCGAACCCATAGTATTATCAAGAACAACGCCACCGTTATTAGTATATGTTTTAATTAAATATTTTAATAAAGCAACAGGTTTCTGTGTTGGGTGCATACCCTTACGACTTATGCTTTTAAAATCAATTACATCAATGGGATATCTATCTCCTGATGATTTACTGCCTTTATATTTTTTAGCTGATTTAGCGCTGATTTTATAGTTAGTACTAGTTGTTGGATTATTTTTTATACAGTATGGTTTAAAACCTAATCGCATTTGAGGATTGTATATTGGCAAATGTTTATAAAAAATAGAAATGTTTTCATGTTTTCTTAAAGGCATTTTATGAGATTGAAGAAAGCCAACTGCTTTTGATTTAACCCATATCCAATCATAGCGATACATTTTTTCATTACTCATTCTCAATTTACTGCTAAAAGGCTCTTGACCAAACAAGGCTATACAACCGTTATCCTTAATTATCCGATTATACTGAGACCACAACTTATCAAAAGGAATTACAGTGTCCCAAGCATTATCTGTGATACCGTACGGTAAATCAGCCAAAATCATATCAATAGATTTATTTTCAATATCTTTCATTAACTCAAGGCAATTGCCTTGTTCCAACTTAATTATAAAAATTCACCCCATTAAAAAAGACAGCTTAAAGCTGTCTTTTATTTTTTATTAACATAAAACAAAAACCTCATATCATTGCCATAATACAAGATACAAGGCTCTGTTAGTTCGACACCTACTCCTCGGGCCCTTCGAACTTGATCCTTAAGTGGAGTGTCAGGATTCGAACCTGAAGTCATTGACAGATAGCTACAAACATACAGTTTCTGCAATTAATCCACTACACTCCATAATGCAATACGTTCTGGGTATACGTATTGCTATCACACAATCAGGAATCGAACCCAATTATGTTTACTACCGAAGTCCGCTCGCCAAGTGCTAACTCTCAAAAACACTTTATGGGTCGTCGCAGACTATTGCGGTAGCAGGACTCGAACCTACTTACAACCATTACCGCAACTCCGAAAGGAGGTATTTTAAACCTAAAAAAGCCAGTGTCGAAAGGCTATTCCCTTAATCTTTCGACAATACCATAATACAACGTATTATCTCTGCTCAACCTATGATAATCCTATGCAAAACCTATGATGATTCTATGATTTTAAAAAAACTCGTAAATCGTCAATTGAAGCACTATCTTTTTTTCGCCAGTAATCAAGACGTTCAGCGAACTCAACACACGCATTATTTTTTAATTGATAATAACGAGCCGATTGATAACCTAATCTTTCTGCGATTTTTGTATCTGGCATCTTTTTTATAAAAAACAAATATAAGATTATTCCGCTTGAATAATTGCAACTGCTAAGAGCATGATTAACCGCTCTTACGCAAGCTTGAGCGTCGAGATTAACAACTATGCGTTCATCTTGATGATTGCGTCCATCATGTCCGCCAACGTTATTAGGGTCAAGAGTTGGGCTTGATATGTCGCTTAGGTGTTTGTTGGCCAGATTAAGATAATGACCAAAGTCTTCTGTAAAAAAATTTTTAACTGCTTGTGCTGTTTTTGCTTTATCTAACTTCGCTTTCTTAAACAAAACTGATTGCTCAACTCCAATCATCATCCATTACCGACCTATTCTTTAATAAAAATTTTCGTATTATTCTTAGGAACCATATATCTACCACCTTGGGGTATGTCGCACCAATGAGTGCGTTTAGTTATAAGATTAATATGTTTCCGCATTCGTTTATAAACCTCATTAGAATGATTGCTTTGTGAAATACCAAAATATTGTAAATTAGTTGTAGCCGCTAAATAAATTTCAGTTTGATTTTCTGGTTTAACAACATACTTAAAAACAGGTCTAGTATGATAACCATATAGCACTGCTATTCTGCGACAAGCGCTAGGATTGTGACCAACTTTTGCGCTAATTTCGCGATAGTTATAGCCAAGCTTTATCAACCTAATTATTTCTTTATCATAATCATGTTTTACAAATTTCTGAGCTACACCCATCTCTTTATGCAATTTAACCATTAAGGGTTTGTCATCAGGTATGACAAGCGTTCCATATTTATCTTCTATTTCATGTATTAAATCCCAAACTTTTTGCGGTAATCTCATGCTTTATCACTTCCCTTTTAAAGCCCTACCACTTTAATTTGTGTATTTAACAAATTTTCATGAATTTTAATTTTACCCGTATAACCATTTAATTTTTCAACTATCACTTCGTTTTTTTGACAATATTCACAGATTTTAGTATCCATATCCGACTAACCCTTCTTTCACGATTTTTAGCGCGTCATCTGCGCTCCTAGCTATACCGTGCACAATTTTTCGTTTTTGTAACATATTATGAAATCTGATTTGTTCTGGTCGCGGCTTACCTGTTGCCGACTTTACTTCGATAAAAAATATTTGATTATCAATCCACCGAAAGCCAACTAAATCAGGAAAACCTTTAGGTAAGCCTGTATCAAACCAGCGACCGTCTTTCATCAGAACTTTACCCACGTTCGCGCGAAAAACTGTACACTGATTGGCTGATAAATTTAATTGAATTTGTTTTTGGATTTCGTGTTCCGATTTGATTCCCATAGCATTTATATATCTAAAATTTCGGTTAAAATAATTGGTATGCCAAGAAAAAAGTCAAAAAGAACAAAAGCGACACTAACATCTTGAACATCCGATTTACTCATTGGATAGCCAATAATTCTGAATGTGTTAACTATTATAGCTAGTAATACCAGGGTCAAAATAGCTAAAGAAAACACAGAAACGGCAATCACGATTAATTTATGTTGTTTCATAAAATCACCCATCAACAGGCACCTTCTTGCAATCTTCTAAGTGAAATTTCTTAATTTCTGCTTCGGTAAATTCACAGCTGTTATCCAAGCCGTTAAGTTGGTCATATACTCCCTGAACCGATTGCGCACCTAATACATCACTGTCAAACCACTTGTGATAGAAAGTTTTATGTGCGTGCGGCACTTTCACGTACCACATTTTCTTTGACACAGGCTTGCTATATCTGTCCCAAAATTTTTCCATTGCTTCCTTATCTGGAGCTCCATACCAGTGCAAAATTGTGCTTGCATATCGTTCTAAATTTTCATTAGTAGCTAATTTTATAAATTCCTGCTTTGTCATAGGAATCGGTTCAGCTCCCGCATATACTCCTGTACTATCATAGCCTCCATCTAAAACTTTTTTATCACGCCAGTTTTTTGTTATATAGAGGCATCTTCCGTTATGCTTAATAACTCTTTTTTCTTCAGTCATTTTTACCACCTAGAATTAATTTGATTTCGTCAGAACTATATATACGATTAAATGGATATTCCCATAAATATTCTGTCAACTCAGAGCTAGTAAATTTACACTGCTTGATTACACCTCTAACTAGATCAACTAGAGCATATGTACCGTCTAGATTGTCAGCAATCATTAAGTACTCTGCACGTTTTCCGATTAATCGATTAGTCCTAATTATTGAACCCTGTTTAATTTTAGAGTTATCTTTAGTTATAATTTTCATCATTTACCACCCCCAGCTAGTCCACCACATATACTTTTCAAGTAACCCAGCTAATAATGCTAAAACAGTAAACGCTACAAAGAATGCCAAACCTAATTTTTCGTTATCTAGGTAAAAACACACGAACGCTGTTATACATGCAATTGCTCCCAACAAGCCGATTAAAATTATTAATAATTTCATTGGTTACCCCCGCATTCACTAACTTTTTTGTCTTTTATTCGCTCTTTTAAAATCCGAACGCATTTAGCATATGTTTTTTTGTTAACATAATACGTTTGCTTAAAAGGCTTAGGAGAATCGTCAAAAATACCACTTTTATTGGGCACGTGTCTAAAATTAATTACATATTGTCCGTTAGAATGAATTTCTCCACTACTCAAATTTTCGATAAGTTCTTCATAATCGCGTTCCTTTTTAATATCAGTAAATCTAATTGCTTTTTTAGTTATTTCTTTCATTTTTAGCTCCCTCCGTATCTGCGAATTTCTCGTTTTCATCCAACGGATAGTTGTCGGGCACGTGCCCTCGAAACACGTATTCTCCGTTTTTGTTTTTACGATATAGTTTTTTAACATGCGTCATAGTTATTTAATCCTTTTAAAACCAATGCTGATAGTTAACTCTTCTGAATTTTTATTGGAAGTTTTATTAAATAACAATTCACTTAAAGTTAAATCCTTATCATTTGCAATGCCAGATATAGCTTGTAGCTGCATAATTACAGCTGCTAATTCAGGGTACTTTGTATCAATTAAAAATTTTTCTTCTTTTTTCATTGCTAGTCCTCCTTTAAAATAGTGGCACTTCGGCATGCTTTAGCATTTTTTTCGCGGCTTTTTGATACATTTTTTTATCTATTTCAAAACCGTAAGCGTCACGATTCAGCTCAATAGCTGCTCTTAAAGTTGACCCACTCCCAGCTACAGGATCAATCACCACATCACCAGGGTCAGTAAAGATTTCAATTAAATGCCTCAAAACTGGTATTGGCTTCTGCGTGGGCGCTATTTTGGGATAGCTACTATCAATGTCCCATCTGAACCAGTTTTTTATCATACGACCACCGTTGTTAAATTTCGGCAGTTTATCTCGATATAGGACTAGAGCATACTCAGTAGCGCCAACAATTTTCATGTTTACTTTTAAAACTTGCGCAGATGTTGGCTTGATAAAAACTAAAGGAATATAGTGATTAAAGCCATATTTTTTACCGTACTCGATAACCATCTCCAACTGCTGAAAAGCACAAAAAACAATCATTGCCGGTGCCTTACCTGTCCCCTTAGGCTCCTTAACCAGCATGTGTGAACAGAAATGCATAAATTCTGCAACTCTAAAATCTACGTCAGTGTTAAAGAAGTTTGAGTTAGCCTTATCACTTTCGCCATTTTTGATTTCACCATTTTTGTACCACTCACGGCTACTAGCATAAGCATCATTAGCGATATTGTAGGGTATGTCTGCTATAACTAGTTGTGCTTTAGGAAGCTGATATCTTTTGTAGTTTTGAAAATGGTCATTAAACAGTTTCATTTTTACCATTGCTAGTCCCCCTTTAAGTCCTGCACTTTCATTACATCAACATCTACATCATTTAAAGTTAAAAAGCCTTCGACTAAATAGCCTTCAACGCACGAGTAAGAACAAAAACATGTTGTTTCATCAAAAACGGCGCCTTTCATAACCCAAACATCGTCATTCTCACTTAATTCTCTGTCGCACAATTCACATCTTATTTTTTTCATTATTTTTCTCTTTCCGGTTACACTAGGTGACAGTTAACCGTCACCTGTTTTTAACTTACTCTCCCAAGGCTTTATGACTATATTTTTCAAAGGTGACAGTAAAATTGAAAAAAAACTTTTAAAAGCTATCGATAGGCTTATTTATATAAATAAAAAGTTTTATTAAAATATACTGTCTTACTGTCACCTAACCATAATTCAACTTACTCTTCCAAGGCTTTAGATAGGTGACAGTAACCGTCTCCTATCTGTCACCTACTGTCACTTTTTAAATCCCCTAACCGTCTTACCATCTATTTTTTTACGGGCACTCGTATCATATCCGAGGTGTTCCATGTAGTAATTACGGTAAAATTACAGTAACTGTAATGTGCTTTACCGTTACTCTCTCAAGGAATTAGATACCATAATTTTAGAAATTACAGTAAAAATTGAAAAAACTTTTAAAAGCTATTAATAGGCTTATTTATATAAATAAAAAGTTTATATAAATAATAGTGTAATAGTGTAATTTATATTTATAACTCTTAGAGTGACAAGGGTTTGCAAGATTACAGTAACCGTAATTTTACTGTAATTATTGTTTAATAGATGACGCTTCAATGACAGTTACTGTCATTGCCCTCCTCCTTACTCTTTCATAGGTTTGAGGCTCCTAAAATTGCTAATGACAGTAAAATCGAAAAAAACTTTTAAAAGCTATTAATAGACTTATTTATATAAATAAAAAGTTTTATTAAAATATACTGTCTTACTGTCATTAGTACCTCTCGTCCTTACTCTACCAGCGCTTTTCGAAATGACAGTAACCGTCATTAACTGTCATTATCCGTCATCATTTATTTTGAAAAGCCACGTATTGTCACTCCGTTAATTGTTCTTCTTGCACTTGTATTAAATCCTAAATGCTCCATGTAATACCGTACGTTTTTAGTTTGTTTATTGTTACGCGACAGTGCGTTGTAGTCTTGAAACAAAGCAAAGGCCAAATCACGGTTTGGAATAAATTCTTGATTTTTAAATTTATTTTCTAAAATATCCATTAAGTCATCTTCTAACCCAGTCGTATATCTGAACTGCTCACGATTAGCTTTTAGTAACTCCTCTTGTCTGGGCGTAAACAAAAACGGGTCTTTGGCATTTTTATAGAGCCACACCGCTTCGCCCCACACCTGCTCCACCACCTCTGGAGATAGTTCAGTTATCGGACTTTTTGTTTGTTGTTCAGGGTGCGCATAGATTGATAGAAAACGCCGGTCGCCTGAACGGTCTTTTAAGTGACGAACTTCATTAGTTGTCCGCGTTATGATAAATTTTTTCTGGAATTTAATTGGCTTATGTGCATACGGTTTACGATATTCAAAGTCTTGCATTGTGATAAATTTTTTAATTTCTTCAAAACTAGCATCATTACTCGCAGTCATTTCATCATCATTGACGATAAGCGCGTTTTTCATGACTTCAAAATCGTCTTTTTTAGTAAAGCTATTAAATTGGTCGGTATATAGTCCCATTGGAGCAATATTTTTTAAGCACGTTGTTTTACCAACACCTTGGCCACCGACTAAATCGGTAACATAATCTACCTTAACTGCTGGGTCATAAGCCTTTGCTACTACCGCCATATAAAATATCCGTGTAATTAACACATTAGTTTCATTATTATCCGCGCCCAGATATTCAACAAAAAATTTATCCAAACGGCGTTTTTTATCCCAGTGCTTATAAGCGTTATCCATATACTCCACCACGGGGTTATATGGATTCATGTAGGCAACATTATCAACGGCTTGCTCTATAATCATATTTTTAAAAGACGCGTGACCATAAGCCTCTTGGCTTTCGATATATAATTCGATTGAATTAGTAACTTGGTCGGTGTATCGACCTTTAGTAATCGCTACCTTACCAATGTCCGGCAGCGCAATTTCAACCGATTTGACTACATCAACTTCGCCGGTAAACTTATTTAAGCGAAACAAACCTTTTAGATTGGGGTCACGGAGAAGAATCATGACTACGTTTTTAACGCTGGCCGTTTTAACCGCGCCATTAGTTTGCTTGTCGAGGTTGATTGTGGTATTGCGCAATTTATTCGCATTTTTCTCATCAATATGAATAATGTCACTCATCAATCCCCCTCCTTCGTATTTCTTTTTCAATCATAGAGTTAACTGTTCGTTCGACCTCAGTGAGTGGTAAGCTGTCCACCGTGTTTGTGTTGGCTATGATAGCCAGCTTAGCAACGGCATCTGGGTCGACTCCACGATATAGTAGACCACCCACAAAACTAGCCAACGTTTTATTTCTTTGGCCATCATCACCCAAGCCGTTTACTATCTTTTCAAACAAACCTGTTGTTTGCGTTTTTGTTGAAATTTTATAGCTTAAAATCTTCCGCTTTTCGGGCTTCGCTTTTTCTTTTATCAAATCCAGCAAGCCTTGCGGCGCTGGTCTAATCGGTTTGTGGTTGAGCCATTTATAAGATTTATCGCCTATACGGCTAGGTGCAACAACTACGTAGTTATTTTCGTGTGCTTTCAAATCCACTCCGGGCAGGAAACCGATATTTTGTGATATATTTTCATCTTTAGGTTTTTGGAAAAAGAAATGAAAACCGTTGTGTGCTGTGCGTTCAGTTAAGGTATTTTTAAACCATTCATCATGTTTTAAAGCTCGGATTGCGTCCATACCATCTACCTCACCATGTCGGTCAACATCAATCACAAAAAACTGGTCGGTTTTAAGAGCGATATTAGCTAGTGGATAGCGTTGCCAAGTTTGTTTGATTTCATCAATTGTCATTGCAGGTCGGTTAGCAAACTTAACTAAAGGTCGCTTATTGGCGCCAATTGGAATTACACCAAAACCGTGATTAGCGTAGCTAATTGCGTAATTTACTAAATTTTCTAGTGCCATAATATTTAGAATGGAAGATCATCATCTGAAACTTCTGTTGTGTTCCCAGTGCCATTAAACGGATCTTTTGCATCTGCAACCTTAGGCTGTTCGTGTTTTTCAAATTTGTAGTTTCGGAATGGATATTGTGGGTTCTTTTTATTTGGCGTAGTTGCAATCGTTACTTTTAAAAGTCTGCCTAAAGCGCCTTGAAGTTTGTCAGCGATTGCATCATAGGCTTCGGTTTCTATATCAAAATCAAAGCAACTGTTTGGAATCGGATTGTCTACTGCTTCACCCAAAATTTGAATTTTCGAAATAGTGCGGGCAATAAAATCGGGAGAAATCGGGGTACCATCGTTTTTAGTCTGTCTTAATGATGGGAAGTAAGACTCACGACGACCCTCATATTCGCCTTCTACTACACTAAAACTAATTATCAAAAAATCGTGGTCATTTTTAACACTGTGTGAAGCACCATCAAGTGTCATCAGATAATTGCCATCTGGGATTCGTTCGTTGGGGTTAAATTCCTTGCCATCTTTAGGGTCAAAACCGTTTTTCTTTAGTTCATTAACTGCATCTATTAAACTCATAGTTATTTATTCTCCTTTTTAAAAATTCCGTTGCATGTTTGTAAAAGTTGTAGAACCCGCTTATCAGTTATATTTTTTGGGTCGTATTGGGTTCTTAAACCCTTAACTTCTCTGAAATAAGTGGCGTTTGTACCATCACCAACTTTTTTAGTGCGAATCTCAATATCGCAGTTACCGTTGACGATGTTGTAGTATTTCGTTTTAAGTGAAGGGTGGTAAGTAGTCGCCCCAGTGTTTTCATCAGTAATCGCTATTTCGCGCGAAATATAGATGATGTTCATCGGCAGCGCTTTTAAATCCATGACCATTTGCTGAAGCGCGGCATTAAATAGTGCGTAGCCTTTGCCATAGCCGATATCACCTAGCGACTTCACTTTGTTTTCCCAACAGATAGCCTGCTCCAACATGACAACAATATCGTCAATTACATCAACTACTAATGTTTTAAATTGTTCTTCTGGTTTTCTCTGCTCATTTTCGTTTTGCAAAGCTAGAACAATATCGTCGATTTGATTAGTGACCAGTTGCTTAGGCCGGCCATTTTTATCTCTTAAATTTCTGATTTGAAATGCCGGTGCAGTTCCTTGCTCGCTGTTTCCGTCCGTATTTAGGATTAACGGGTTGGGAAAGTAGCTTGCAAAGTAACTTTTACCAGACATGGGAGCGCCCCAGATAAAAAAGTTATGGGGTTGAGATTTCGGAGCCAGTTGCTCCGCTTTGGGTAAAATAATCACTTTTTAAAATATCCTCTCTGTTTTAATTGAAAGTAAACCCAGCCTGGCTTATAGCCATGAAGGTTTGCATAAGCTTTAAATTCGGCTGGCGACTTTAACTCACTTACTTTCTTTGTTGCAACTTTTTTTAATAAGTCGTTATGTACAATTTCTTTAATTAATTTTTGACGTTTTTTAGCCTCAACTAAATCAACATCTGCCACTTGTTTGTCTTCGTGAACCTTGATTGGTTCTCCGCATAAAGGGCATTTACCATTTTTAACTTCGGCTACCTTTACCACGGCGAAACAATAATCGCAGGTGATAATTGCAGTTCCTTGGTTGCTCGTTGCTGTCGTGTCACCTTTTACACCACTTACGATTGCTTGTCGCCAGTCGCGGTCGTCATCTGGATAGCCAAATCTTTGCACGTTGTTAGCGTGGTCGATAATGATTGCCGTCTTGCCTTTTCGCGGGTTTAAGCACCGCATCGAAAACTGGAGGTATAAAGCAAGAGACGTGGTAGGTCTGGCCATAATTACGCAGTCGACGTTTGGCAGGTCAACACCTTCAGTAAATAAATTGACGTTGACAAGTATTTTTAATTGTTGTTTGCGAAAATCGTTAACAGTGCTATCGCGCTCGGCGTCAGAAGTTTTACCATCAACTTCTTTAGCGCTAATGCCTGCCCGATTAAACTCATCGGCAATCTTTTTAGCTGAGTCGATTGAGTAGGTATAAACCACTGCTTGCTTATCTGGCGCTATCCGCTGATACTGCTTAACGATGTGACCATAAATTTTAGAACTCATAGCGTCATCAATTGACTGTGTCGTATAGTCACCAGTTGAACTCCTTTTTAGCAGCTTGCTATTAAAATCGTTTGGAGGTTGGAAATATCTGAACGGTGCTAAAAAGCCTTTGTCAGTTAGCTCCCTAATTGATTGACCGATGATAATATCATCAGCAATCTGGTCTAGTTGTTGTTTACCAGTTCGCCGCGGTGTTGCTGTAAAAAATAAAATGTAAGCATTCTTAAACTTATTTAGTATTTTTTGATAACTTTTCGCTAAAGCGTGGTGACCTTCGTCAATCAAAATTAGCTGAGGTTCGGGCAGTTTATCGACTCGTCGGCAAAGCGTCTGTACTAGTCCCATAGTTGCCAGTTCAGGATTAACTCCCTGCGATTTGAATGTTGCAATGGCTTGGTCTAAAACTTCTTTGCGGTGGATAATGAACATCACGCGATTATTTTTAAGTGTTGTCCGTCTAGCAATTTCAGCCATAACCACCGTCTTTCCTGTCCTCGGCGGCGACTGCACAATAATGTGGTGGTGCCCAGTCTGCATTGATTTAGTAATTCGCTTGATTAAGTCATTCTGATATGGTCTTAATTCGTACATTTATAAATTATCGTAAAAATTCAGCAATTCATTCGCTATATTAATATCTCGCTTTTTATTGGAGCCATTAGCATGCTTCATATTTTTATTTATGAAAGAGTTTTTTTCTTTATTAGTTAAGCTCATCAATTCTATAGTTTTGTTAACTACAGCCTTAAATTGGTCATAAGGATTAATATTTAGTTCTTGGTGGATTAGTAGAATTAAACAGTTCAAAGCTAAACACTTTTTAGTTTCCCTATCATAATCCGCAAATTCACCTTGATTAAATGAATCTAATGCACTATCGGTGCAATTAATCAGTAGCATGGTTTGTAGAATTTTTTGTATTTTGTTTATATCAATTTCGCCTTTTATGTAACTGATGGGTACCTTGAAATAATCAGCTAAGTTTTCCCACATAGCTTCAGTCGGGGTATTTATACCGTTTTCCCACCTAGACCATGTGGGGAAGGTAATGGTTTTCTTTTCCTTATCACGTAAAAAACAATTTAAATCTAAGCATAGCTTGCTTTGTGATAAGCCTTTTTGCTCCCGCAGTTCTTTTAACCTATTCATCTTTTCCTCCCTAGTTAATAATTGTCTTACGATTAGGCTCTAGGTAAGCACCAGGTACAGACAGACCATTTTTTAAGTCAGTGTAAAGTTTTACCTTATTGATTGAAATAACTTCCTTTTTAACGCGGTATTCTGTCGGTATTTTTTGCTCATCAGAAATGATTGTTTTTTGCCGATAATTACGTGGTTTTAAAATATAATGCTTAGTTTGTACCTGCTTGACACCTGCATTATCGATAACTTCAGTCATATACTTAAGTAAATTATCTTTCTGTTTTTCATAATGACGTTTCTGTTCCGTTAACTGCTTAATTTTATTGGTCAAAAAATCGATATCAGCTGTATCCCGCTCAATTAAACCAGCTAGTCCATCAAGTTTTTCGTCTCTAGTTAACTCCAAAGTATCCAGTGTATCTTTCAAAGCTTGCGGATCAATATCATCTCTATCCACTATCTGCTTAATGGAATCGTTAATTTCAAATAAATTCATAATTCAGCATCTCACTTCCATACTCTTAAAATGGCTCCGCATATCGAGCTAAAAAAATCAGTGGTATAATCGTAACTGTTATAATCAGTAGCAAAACCACGATTGAACCTTTTTTTGAAATTGGTGTCTCGCCATAGCTGCCAAAATCAAAATATTTGTTTAAAAAAATAGTCCATTTGTTGATTGATTTTTGTAAAAATACAAGCATTTTACTCCCCCTTTGCAATAGCATCGAAGTACTCATCAAACCATTCTTGCTGGTCAGATAAATCTAACGCCAGCTTTGCAACGCTTTTCCAGATGTGCGCAGCTGAGTAGCTCACGCCATCAACGATTTCTGTTTCTAAATTTTCTGCCGAATCAATTAAATTTCTAATTTGTGTAATATCTGCGGACATTTTATTGTCACGTTTATCGAATTCTTTGTCTGTTAAATTCATTAATTGTCCTTTCTTCTTTTGTTATAATCGTCTCTAGAAAGGAGGCGATTATATGACTTTTTATGAATGGCTTTTAACCATTACTGATAGAGATAATCCTATTGGCGATTTTGCTCGTGACGCCCAATCTGATAGTAAATTCCCACAAGAAGCTAATAGTTGGGAAGAACTTAATGATTATTTAGAAAACCACACTCATGCGGTTAACCGTGCTATTGAAGCTGGGCATGATGCTTTTGTGGAATATAAACAGTCTCAGTGTTAATTTGCTTGCTGTTATATTTAGAAATCAAATCGTAATGACTATACTTGCCAACATTAATTTTTTTAAAATAATTTCTATTAGTTAGTTCCTGAAGTAATTCTTCAGAACTAGCTTTTTTAATATCAGTCATTCCTTACACTCCATATAAGTTTTTTTGTTTTTTACCGTCTATTGGCGAAATGTAAATATTTTCGGTGTGCTTCTTGTCTTCAGCTTGAAGTACACTTTTTATTTCTTCTGGTGAACCTTTTAAAATGAATTCCATTGTTATTGCTCCTTTTTATAGCTAAATAGACGAAATTATAAATGACTTGCCATTTAGCCAAACATAAATCTTTTTGCCATTTGATTTATCCATTAATGCTGATAGTTCTTCTTTTGATAAGAAGATTACCATTGACAAATCATTGGCGTTACCCGTTACAATTGGTACATTTTCTCCACATCTATTTTTGTAATAATAGATGTAATCTATTGAGGACATTGCATTCTCCCTTTAATACTTCCATCAGACTTAATACAAGTCTTTATTCCATTAATAGTTAGCACCGCGTGTTTGTGTGGTGCTTTTTATTTTTGTCCTGCATTAGCAATCCTTTTACTCCATTCCTAAAATTCGATAAATTTTTTTTCGAATTTTAACATCACGCGGTGTTGTTCCTCCTCGAATAGCATAACTGACTAGCGATTTGCGTATATTTAACAAATCTGCCAAGCTGACATTTGAATACCCTTGTCGGTCCATTTCAAACTTTATATCTTTATAGATACGATTTTTAGCATCAAGCAAAGCTTTTTCCGCTGACATCTTCAACCTCCTTTTGTTACGTAAAGCGATACGTATTTTTATCAATATTTTTATGAAACCCGTTGACTTTTATTAGCGAAAACGCTAATATGTAAACATAGTCGCAATTATTAAGCATGTATCTCCCCAGACATTTGCTACTTTTTTTGCGTTACGTAATTTCATAAGTAATTCAATTGACAAATATATTATTACGCGTTTTCACTAATAAGTCAAATATTTTTAGTGTTTTCGCTAATATTTTTTGTCAAGGATAGAAGAGGCCTTGATATGACTGCATTTGATAGAATAAAAAAATTAGCTAAAGAACAGCATTTGACTTTAGCTAAAATAAATGAAAAAGCTGGTATAGGGACAAACTCTATATATAGATGGAAAACTCAAGTTCCTACTAGTGAAAATTTACAAAAAGTTGCCAAAGTCTTACATACTTCAACCGACTATCTGCTGGGCAATACCAATGACCCATCACAGGTGTCACAAAAATCCGACGAAGATGAAGACCTAACTTGGCAAGATTTTGGTATGGCTTACGGTGGTCGCATACCAGACGATTTACGAAAATTGTACACCGCAATGGCAGAACAATACGTTAAAGACCATCCTGAAGCACTTAAAGAGTCTTTTGAGGAAGAAGATGATGATTTAGATGACCTCTTATGAAGATGTGATGATGTGGTTAGCTGATTATTGCGAAAAGCATAAAATTGAAATCAATTATTTGAGTGACATGAGTCCTACAGATAAACCTCAGTCTTTTCGGTATCCCAAAATTATATTTTTGAACGATAAGTGGTTTAATATAAATGAAAAACCATTTATATTTGCACATGAAATAGGTCACACACTGTGTGCCAGAGAAGACTTGGTTAAAAAAAGCGATACTTATAGTAAAAAATCTAAAAATGAGTATTTTGCTAACCGTTTTGCTATTCGATTGCTTCAAAAATACTGCGAAGAAAACGACATTGTGTTTAATTCGGTCTATGACTTTGCAAATGCTTTTGGCATTCCGAGCAAGTACTGGTATTTGTTAGAGAAAGTCTGTTCTTAACAAGATTGTCCATAGAGCCAGTGACATAAAACCTATGGCATAAAGGAGGTTTTAAACATGAAATTAAAAAAAGTAATGGCAGCAGGAGTGGCTTCACTAACACTACTAGCCACCAGCGTAAATGTGGTTAGCGCTCATTCTGTAGGCACATTAATTGTACTAGACGCTAATATGCCAGCGTATAATACTAAAGGCCAAAAAATCAAAAAAGTACGTCCTTTTGCTAAAGGCAATCTTTATGAGATTCTTGGCGCCAAAAAAATAAAAGGAAAAAAATTTTATCGACTTACAAAAAAGAAGTATATAATTGCGGACGACTCTAAACTGATAGATGACCGTACTATTCCTACTGAAAAACCAATCGAAAAGCCTTGGGAATCCAGACATTTGGTTGATACCGACAAAGGAGGATTAGTAACTCAAATTAAAAAAGCTTTAGCATTAGAAGGCGAAGATAGACTTGAAGCTGAGCAAGAGATTGCCGCTCAAATGAACATGAATCCTAAATCCGTCACTTCAGCAACGCAAAAAGGATTTGAAGACCGATTAAGAAGCTATATTAATTCGATGGACTCTGCCAAAAACTGGATTGAGAACGGCGGTAAATAATTTGAATTGTAGCTTTTAAGAACCCTGATTTATGGGTTCTTTTTTATACCTGTGGTTGAGTATCCCCAAACGTTTGTGCTTCAAAGTCAGCAAACCATTGTTGGATACTATCCATATCGGCAGTACAATTTTCAGCCACATGCTTAGACCAGTCTGTAGCTTTTTCAATATGCTTTTTAAATGGTTGATAGTGGGACTTAGTAGATTGACGCTGTTTATATTGCTGGTAATATCTCTTATTCGATTTGGTTGGTTGATGTTGTTGTTCAGTCTGATTGCTATTTACAGTTTGAGATTCAGATTGTGATTGATTTGAATTGAATTTATAGACTGTAGTAATTTTTGTGTTACTCTCTGGTAATCTTTGGTTATTGCTTGGAACTGTGAGTCCCTTTCCATTGGGACTGTCAGTCCCTTTGCTTTGGAACTGTGAGTCCTCTTGGCAGGAACTGGTAGTCCCTTCGGCATCTAATTCAGATTCTCCTAGCATTTCAGCTAATTTTTTGTAATCAACACGATACCACTTAGTTCTGTCAATTCTCATTTTGTTGAAGTTGTCAGCAACTAATAAACCCATTTTTACCAGTGATTTTAAGTATCTTTGTACAGTTTTAACGCTAAGCCAATCGAATTGTTCCTGCCAGTCTTTGGCCGTGTTATAAACCCAACTATAGCCTTCTCTAATATTGACGTTTTTGTCTGTCCAGTAGCTAATTTGGCTAACCATGATAGCTTTATCAACACCAATTTTTCTTGCAAGTCTGTGGTCAAATCCTCTGTTTAATTCTAATGTTGTCATGGTTACGCCTCCTTACTACCTTTAATTAGTTCATCAATTTTTTCATAGTCAACTCTGTACCATTTAGTTTTGTCATACTTAGTCTTGTTAAAATTGCCTGTAATTAGTAAACCTTGCTTCTCTAATTCTGAAAAAGCTCGTTTTAACGTGCTAAGAGCTACCCAGCTAATTTTTTTATGCCAATCTTTTAAACTTTTACATACCCACTTTTTACTATCATGAGTGTTTGTCGATTTAGTTGTTTCTTCATCAACCAATTGAATGATAATCGCTTCCGTCATACCTAACTTGTTTACGATTTTTTCATCTGCTACAATTTTTCTGCCGTAATTAATCATGTTTATATCTCCTATAAAAAATTAATAAATAAAAAGAACTAAGTAACACCGTGCCTAGTCTACTTAGTTCTCTTACTTAATTTTTATAGTTTGCTACTTGATAAAAGCTACAAAAAAGTATAAAATACTATACATAAGTTAAAGAGAACTTAAGTATGTAGATATTAGGCTTAAGTTAAAAGGTTGACTAACTCTAACCGCCAAGTAAGAGTTAATTCAACAAAGTAACATGTGGTGTTACTAATATGAATCAGGTAAGGCTTTAAAAGGTCTTGCTTTTTTCATATCTTCTTTTTTATTCAGTTTTCAATGCTATTTCTAGTCTGCTAATTTCAGCGGAACTGAAATAGCTTTTTTATATTACTGATTTTAACGTCTTCCAAAGTAAAAAGCAAGCCTTAATTATTCATGTAGTATTTACTACAAGTGTTAAAAGCTACAAGTATTATTGTATGCAATATTACAATACTACAATAATACATGTAGTTTTTACCATGCTGATTAACCCAACATACAAAAGTATTTTTCAAAATAATTCTGTTGTATAGTTGCATTATTGTATGCTATACTACAAGTAGTAAATGCTACATGTATAAATTACTACATTATAATCAATTAAGGAGGCTCATAAAATGACCCAAATTATTACATTTGGTAACTTTAAAGGAGGGGTAGGCAAAACTACCAATGCTGTTCAAGTTGCCTATGAACTATCTAAACGTAATGCTAAAACTTTACTCGTAGATTTAGACCCACAAGCTAATGCGACAAATATCCTGCTAAAAACTAAAGCGAATATAGACAATGAGTTAGCACATTTTGAATCTTCTCTAATGGTAGCTGTTCAAAATGAAAATTTAGAATCTTCCATAATTACAGTTAAGGATAATCTTGATTTAATGGGTTCAGCACCCGATTTTGCTCTTTTCCCTAGGCACATGGAAAAAATGTTCCCTAATAGTTATATAGACCGTGTTAAATACTTAAGTACTTTATTAGCACCATTATCTAAAAAGTACGACTATGTAATCATTGATATACCACCAACGATATCTTTAATCACAGACGCTGCTTTATACGCATCTGACTGGTGCTTAGTAATCATGCAAACACAACAACAGTCTTTTGATGGGGCAACAGCATTTATTGAATACATTCAAGATGACATCATTAATAAATATGGGGCACCAAGGTTAGACGTTATTGGCATTTTAGCAGTTCTTATTCAAGCTGGAGCCCCAGTTGATGAGTCAACAATGATTAATGCCAAAAAATATTTTGGCGAAGACAACATTCTACCAACAGCTATACACAATATGCAGCGCTTAAAACGATATGGAATAACTGGCATTACTGATACGCAAAGACACGATAAAAAAGTTTTTGATGTTTATGCAAAGGTTACAGATGAAATTCTAGAAAGAATAGGAGATAAATAATGAGTTTAGTAAATAGCAATCGATCAGTCACTGATTTCAAGCCAAAAAAAATGATGACTATGGATGATTTAACGGAAGAAAAAGCAACTAAATCTGTCACATTTGACACTAGTATCCGTATAAGTAATCATTTAAAAAATAAGCTTCAAGCTATGATTGCTTTAGGGTATACATCTACTATAAAAGGTGCAATCGCTTTAACATTTGATGCTTACTATAACAATTTAAGTGATTCTGAAAAACGAGATTTAGATGTTCAGATAAAAACTTTTGAAAAACGAGACGCAAAGTTAAAAAAATGAAACATTATTTTTTATAGTGCATAAATTATATACAGTAGATTGTATACAGTAACACTATCATTATTAACTAGACCACTGGTAACTTTACATAATAGCCATTAAACGAAGTAGCTAAAAAACATGACTAAATCAAGACTGATAATTGCCACAAATAATAGTTTGTGAAATCCTCATGTTTCACGGATAAGAATCCCATTAATTCGGGGTTCTTTTTTTCGTCCAAAATAAAATTCACAAAGTATACCAATTTAATTTTTGACAAATAAAAAGCAGCTAAACCTAATAGGTCTAGCCGCTTTGCTAAATGTCTAATCCGTGGTATCATATCCATGAGATATGAAGTGATAGTGGAACGGAGCTATGAGATTAAACTTTTAGGCACTGCGTTCCGAGGTACATGGGCGTGTACCTCATAGCCAGTGCCGTTAACCAAAAGGATTGTCAAATAGAAAACTCCTTTTCGAATACTACGAGGTACATGATAAATCATGTACCATTTTTTATTATATCAAAAATGGTCAGCATCTGCATTTTAGTTAATTTTATACACAAAAAGCCACCCAGAAATTAATCTGAGTGTCTTTTTTTATGTTGTTATTTATATTTTTTGATAGTAATCAAATCCCACATTCATGATGGCCAGCTCGGTTAAATCCGTGTCTAACTTGTCCATATCAGATTGCGATCTAGAGCTTAAACCATTGTCATCAATAATTTTGTTTAGCACTTCTGAAACAGAATCCTCATTCGAATCAAAAATACCGTGATTATCGTAGATAACCATATCAGCGATTTTTGTTAAATCGTCGCTTTCGACTTTTGCAACTGTTCTGGAAAAAGCTCCTTTAGGACTATCTTCTAGCAATTCACCAATCATTATAACTGAGTTTTCATTTTTCATTTTTAAGTTCTCCTTTATCTTTTTTTCAACTTTATAATTATAGTATAGGCTTAAGTCTATAATTTGTCAAGACTTTTTTGCATAAAAATTCAAAAAAATGTATAATATTATTACTCCGAGTTTTGGATTTCAACTTTATAAAAAAAGACACCTAGCTTAATTTCTAGGTGTCTTTTTTGTTTAATCATTTAATTCATCAGTAATAGTTTCTTTTGTTTCTTGTAAGTCATCAAAGTAGCTTACGCCATCATCAATACTGTCTGGCCATAGAACCCAACAATTTTGTTCTTTATCGAACTCTAAAGTGCCGTACCTATCTTCGTCTACATATACATCAAATCTGTTTGTATCAACTTCGTTAAATTCTACTTTTTTCATTTTAAGTTCTCCTTTTTCTTTCTTTCAAACTTTATAATTATAGTATAGACTTAAGTCTATAATTTGTCAACTATTTTTTTCAACGGTTTTAATAAATTTACTTAAGTCATCCAAATCTTCGGGCGTTGCCATTTTGATAAAGCGTTTGGCTTGTGCTTTGGCATCAGTGTATAGCTTCTTTTCACGGTTGGCAGCACGCCATTTTTTGGTGGCTCTTTTTTGTGCTTCTGTTGTCACGCATTTTTCTCCTTTCAACTTTATAATTATAGTATAGACTTAAGTCTATAATTTGTCAACAGAAATTTATATTTTTTTCCGTTTTTCTGCAATTATTTTTTCTAATTCGTCTAAATCCTCGCTGGTAGCAAAGCGACGAATGAAACTCTTGGCTTGTGACCTGTAGACTAAATATTTTTTTCGGTCTTTATTCTTCTCGTCCCACTTTTTATTAGCACGTTTCTTTGCTTCACTTAAAGTCATAATAATTCACCAATTTCAAATAATATTATTCCAAGCAAGATAGCAAAAAGTGGAGCTTAGCTCCACATCTTTTGGTTATTTACAAAAGGCTTTAGCAATTTTTTCATTTGATTCTTGTTGAAGTCTTTTTTGCTTCTTTGACATCTATTTCTCACCCCCTTACATATTATATAACGCACTACATAACGTGTACTGTCAACTATTTTTTTAAAAAAAGCCACCCTAGTTTTACCTAGAGTGACTTCAAAAAGGAATTAAATCATGTGATAAAAATTTAATTCATATTCCATTCGTATATAAGTATACATCAACTATTTAGTTAATGCAATATTTAGCCCGCTAAAACCTTTGGTCAAATCCTTAGCAAACTTGGCTTTTGATATGCCAATTTTAGGCAAGTATTGCCAAGGGTCGGTATGGTCTGTATTACTGTAGCCATGTTGCACAAGCCAAGAGTGAGTTTTGATTCCACGATATGAGTTAGTGTCTAGAGCTAATGGTATGCCATACTTTTTAGCTGACCATCTGAGCCAGTTTACATAGTGTTTATACGCTTTTAAGGCTCGTCTGTGATTGCTAAACTCGCATAATTCAATTTGTACAGGAGCCAAACTATTAGCAGGACTACCAGCACCCCACGCTACATATCCAAGCTCTCCCACTTGATATATGCTTTTATCGTCAATTACAAAGTGCACGTAAGTCTGGCTAACATTGATGCCATTTTTCATGTTGCGGGAAATAGCCCAGGCTTCTCCATTTGGTGTAGCGGTTGAGTGAGCAATAATAAGTCTCGGTGTTGCCAGTTGTGAACTTCCTTTATTGTCACCAGTTTGCTTTTTGAGCGTCTTTAAATCCTTGTCACGCTCTGCAATTTGGCTCTGTAGCGACTGATTGGTCTTGCCCAGCTCATCTGTCTTAGCTTTCATTGCTTCGACATCAGCACCATGCAAGCTCATGACCTTGTCAATTTGTTCATCGATTAAAGCTAATTTTTTTAATTCTTCACGTCTCATCTTATTTCCTCTCTCGCAATATTTTACGTGGGGCGACCACTTTCAAGGTATAAAAAATAAGCCTTTTTTACGCCATACTCAGGGCAAAATAAAAAGCAGCTAATTTGGCTGCCTTAAATTTTATTTAATCAATGGAAGCCAATCTCTGACTTCTTTAAAAATTCTATATGCTTTCTGCATCATTGAGTTTTCTGCAAGATACTGCAATCCGTCACTTGTTATAACCGTACTTCTTCTATTTCCTAACAGTACGCCACCATCTAACACTGGTGAGAACGTAAGTCCTTTAATGTAGCTATCATCACTTAGCATCTGTAGCGTACGAATGAATTGTTGCTGAGATATATCAAAAGTATCAGCTTTCAATATATTAGGGTCTTCATCTTGACCATTTTCATAGCAATATTTTAGATAACTCAATATTTTATAAGCAATTGTAAAATAATCGTTGTTACTAATTACTCTACCTATGCTGGTTCTGCACTAACAATATCAGAAATGCCTATCTCATCTTCTAAAGTTCCGCCAATGAAAGTAAGCTCAGGCTCATCATCATCTTCATTTAAGATGTCCTCAACAAATATCGTTTTATGCTTACCATTCTTTAAAGTGAACTTCACATTCCTGCCATAGAAATGCTGATCAATTTCTTTAATCGTCATTTTTCGTGGGTTCATGATTTGCCCTCCTTATTTTAAATAATCTGGCTTCTGAGGCGTGACATGACAGCCTCTCTTACTGTAGCCGATACGTCCTTGCTTAGTTGGATAATAATTGCCATTTATGTCCGCCCATAAGCCTATATAAGAATTATGGTTGAACAAAACCTTTTGTTTATCCGTATTCTGGCGTTTCTTACCATATTTGTCAATTAATGCTTGAGTTTCAACAGGTGAAATAATCAATTCACTTACTGGTCGTTTACGACCTTTAGCATAGTTATCAAATTCGGGCGTTCCCTTTACATGTTTATTATACTGCTCTGCATTGAGTTCATTCCAGTTATATTTTCCCGATTTTGGAATATATCTAGCAGCAGTATTCGGTAACGACTCATTTTGCCTTTGGTAATCAACCGCCTTCTTCCACTGGTCGAAAGTCATGTTGTCAACATAAGTGCCTTTACCAGTTTCTGGATCTCTTGACCACCTTACTCGGTCATCTGGTAAGACTTCAATATAAGGAACTGTTGTACATCTACAATAAGGATGAATTAACGGATAATTAATGCCATCTTTTCTATCTTTCAGGTCAAAAATCTCACCATCTAAGTGCCCACATTCTTCGCAAGTGTGGGACTCTAACGTTGCTAAATACTGGTACTGTTCAACTCCCTCTTCTTTGTAAGCATCTGCAGTAGCTGTTTCGGCAATGTGCCCCATTTCAGTAATCACTAAGCGATGCAATTGATAGTCTTCAACGTCTCTCAATCGCTGGCGCATCATTTTAAACACTTGCTCATGAGAATGTCCTAAAACAGAGCCCCTTAATAACGCATCACCTAATTCATTAGGTAACACCTCAGTGTAGTTTTTCCAAATCCGTTTAGAGAAGTTGCTGCCATTCCAGGGCTTGTTGACAATTACTTTGACTTGATATTCATTAACATTGGCAAAGTTACTAGATAATTTAGCCTGCTCTAATTGTGTTAAGTAGATGCTGTGCATGTATGTTTGTTGAAATTGGTTAGATAGACTTTGTGCTAATTTGTTACTCTCAGCTGTCGCATATTGACTTAATAGGTTGGTCAGTTGCTCGTCTATGTTCTCAAGTCTTGATAATTGACTTTTGAAATATTCGGCATCTAGTTCTTTATCAAAGCCACCTTCTTTAGCCTTACGCTTGAACTCCTTCAATGTCATGTGCCAATCACGAGTACCAATTGTGCTCAAGATTTTACGAGCATCTTCTTTGCTGATTTTTTGATTGTTGGCATAACGATTGAGCCAGTATTCAACTTCCTGCTCTAGTATTGGCTGAACCTCTTTTAAACGAGCACGCATGGCTGACTCATATTCAGCTGCATTAGTCAACTGATTGTCTTTTTCCTGTAAAAACCTCTTTTGCCAATAGCTACGACTTCTTGCTGTCTTCTTGCTCATCGTCATCATCACCGTTTAAGCTATTAGGGTTTCCGTACTCGCCATTGCGATTTTTAAGGTCTTCTTGTTGGTCTTTGAGTTCCTCTTGCCAGTCTTCCACAATTGGATTAGCTTTAGCGATTGCTTCTTTACTTGTCCAGTTAGCTAATTGACTAACTACTTGAGCTCGTTCAACATCATTTTGAATTGCTGTTCTAGTCCAAGTTTGATTAATTCTTCGACTATCCGCATCTGAAATATTTAACCAATGCATGATTGCTCTAACTAATTCAGTCACTGCATCCCTAAAATAGGCTTCTGTTTTAGCTGCTTTTAACTCCAAATGAGAATAGAGCATCTTAATTGCAGTCCCAGTTGCATTGTTAGTTTTAAAATCCGTTGGGTCAATGCCTTGCGCATGAACAAAAATATTAGTCTTAGTTGTTTCTAGCATTGAATTCCGAGCTTCAGTAGGGATATTAATGGCTAATTGGTCAACACCTGAATCATTGCCACTGCCCATACTCCTAACTTTAATGGACTTATACCGTTGGAGGTCTTCCCTAAATTCATCCAAATCTTGACCGTCGTAATTCTTTAAGATTAAAAATATTTGTTGAATATCATCTAAATCATTAACGTAGCCGTTATAAATTTTGTCATAAACGTCAATTAAGCCCTTGTAATGAAATAAATCTGGTTGCTGTTCCTTGTTTTTTGGAAACGCAATAAACGGAATTCGACCAAAACCATGATAGTTAACACTTGACGTTCCTGTAAGTTCATCTGTTGTTAAATCATAAACGTTGAATCTATCTTCAATAGGCTCTAAATTATTAAATTGCTCGTCACGTGATTTAAAAACAGTGACTGTTTCATCATCCCAGTATTCATGTACCCAATAAGTTTTAGCGGTTTCTGAATCAAGTTCTTTATACGAGCGTCTTAGTGCTACTAACTTACGATTTAAATCAGTTGAATAAATTGGTGTTACTTGGTCTGGTGGCACAATCGCATATCTAAACTGGCTATTTTCATCAAGCCAATAATGTAGCCATGCTATACCAGCATTGGCTGCATCAACAACCAATTCATTTAGTCTTAAAGCAAAGTTGTCGCCTAAAGTATCTTTGATTTGGTCATTTAGCTTATCTTCACCTACATCAATAGTGGGGGGCTTAGTAACCAAATAGCCCGCCTCTTGGTCAACTAGCAATTGATGAAAGTTAGAACTCACACGGTTATCAGCTGGTCTTAACGGATTTTTACTCTTTTTTGCCGCATCGTCTTCTTTAGTTTTAGACTCGCCATTGTTTTTTATCGTGATGTCATTCTCATTGAGGTAATAGCTTTTAGATTTAGCATATTTAGCATTAAAATTAACTCGCCTTGTTTGCGTGTTTTGTAGCAATTTTTTCATTGCTTCTAATTCCATTTAATAAAACCTCCTTTCCTGATTAAACTCTCAAGAGCATATCTTGTAGCGTCCATAGTGTGGTCGTTGCCATCTGGATAACCTGACTTGTAATTGCCATTCAAATCAATTTCAAATTCATAACTAGTAAATTCACGCCAGGCATCGGGACAACGGTTGGGGTCAATGATAATTTCACGTAAATCTTCCAGCCACTTGTAGCCGTGATCACGTGAACCTCCGCCTTTGATTGCACCATAAATGTTCAGTCCCTGGTCTTGGTATTCCGCAATCATATCAGGGGAGGCTGAATCAGCTGTTAATGGTTCATTTCTGGGATTACGTTGCTTTATCATCGCAACTGCATCACGTACTTTTAGACCAACACGTTCAAATTCATCAAAAATAAAAATGCGACGCCTTGCTGAGTCCCAATAAATTTTAACGAATGCCGTCGGGTCTTTAGCAAAGCCAAAATCAAGTCCGTAGTAAACCTTATCAAATCTAGCAATTTCATCATCTGTAATTGGTCTGGTAGTAATATTGTTGAACACTTCTGCACCAGTTCCAGTTACTTCACCCAGATATTCATGTCGGTATGCTTTCTCATTGTCTTTTTCAAGTTGTCTCGCGTCAGCAAGGAATTCAACTCCAAGCCAACTTTTAGGTACAGAACGATAATCTGATAAGTTAACTAGCGTATCATCACGCATTTGTTCACTATCAACTGCTTGATTAACCCAGTTAGATTGTCTTGCTGGTGGATTATATGAATAGAAAGTAATAATACCAGACCCACCTCGACCAAGAGATTGGTTGATTGACCGAATTTCTTCCATGCCTTTAAATTCGGTCACCTCTTCAAAATGTTTGAACTTGGTGTAACCCTGTCTAAACGTTTGCGACTTGATTTTCCTTGGATCATCTGCACCCTTAAATCTAACTTGCTGACCAGTTGGCTTATATGTCAACTGCATCGGGCTTACTGATGACTGCCAGTAGTCATCAACATGGAGTAAGTCAATCGCCCACAAATATTGTTCAAAAACCGAATCACGTAGAGTGTTAGCCACCTTACGCAGAACAATCGCATTAGCATCCTTATCTTGCATTATTCCCAGTACAATCATGAGCGAAATAAAAGAGGACTTGGTCGAACCACGTCCTCCTTTGAGCCAATAATTGGCATGTTTTTTGTTATGAATATCCCAAAAAAGCTTATAGAAAGCCGGCGAGATATTATCTTTAAGACTCACTTGCATTATTGTCCTCCTTTGGGATATTGAAATTGATGTTGACTGTCGTGTCTAGATCATCACTGTTTAACTGCTCAACTTTATATTCAGCCATCTTAGCTTCGGCAACCATTTTACGCAGTTGCGCATTAGAAATAGGGTCACTTGGATACCGTTTAAGCAATTCTTTAGCAGCAGTAATTCTGTCTTTAGCCGAAACTTCAATACCCTCAAAAATGCCCTTAGCAGTCGCTACAGTCTCCGTTTGTTCGCCTCGCATAACTGAGGTTAAGTATTCTAAAACCTCTTTGGCGCTCGCTAATTTGGCAGATTCGAGCCGTTTCATGCGCGATTCGATATAAGCTTTAACGTTAGCATTTGTTAGCATGCGACTAGCATTAGCTCTCGCAGTTTCATTATTTTTAACCTTGTAGCCAGCATTTACATATGCTTCGGTCGCATTACCACTTTTGATATACTCGTCAGCAAACTTTTTTTGTTTACCTTTTAATTCAGTCACATCATTTCACCACCTCCTGATTTTGGGGCACTAAAAAAGAGCACCGCTGGGATGCTCTTTATTACTTAACTAGTTCATATGTTTTCTTAAAAACTGCCATATTAGCAAAGTGCACTGACTTTAAATAAATTAATAATAATTGCGTTCACAAAAGATTATTCAAGCTTAATATTTTGATTGCCTTGTTCATAAACATCAATTCGATTCTGAACGTCAATTTTGTTTACCAACCAGCCACGAAAATTTGCTTGTTGAATAAAGTCATCAATTCGATTAACATTGTTCATTTCTTTTAGAGTAACAACAATACCAAATTTCAGACCTCGACCATCTTTGTTAGATAATCTTTCCTTCTCCCTGAGTTCAATTCCCCAAATTGGATCTTCACCATAAGTACATCTCGGTCTTGGATTCGTTGTAATCTGCTCACTGATGGTCTTAACATTATCCCATTTTCTGAACTGCTTTCTGGCCATTGCCTCATTAACTAGTGGGTAACCATCATTTTGATGATTATTATTAATCGATTTGATTTTGGCTTTACCTTTAACACTCTGTAACCGACCAAAAGACAGGTCAAGTTCTGTATTAGTGTAGTCAACCCCTTGATTTCTTGTGCACTTTGGAAAATAACACAGAGTTGCTTTGGCAAAAAAAGGATACTTATTTTTAACAACAGGAACGGGAATTTGATAATTATAAGTATTCCATTTTTCTGCTATACCTTCTAAGGTAAACTTAATCTCATTATCAGGACAATTAATAATATCTTCAATTCTAACAGGTACTACACCATTGCCTATCATTTCAAGATCCCCATTAGTTTCATTTTTTCTGGACCAGCCAACTGATGAATCGATCAACAAGGCCTTAGCAATTTCTCTGCTAAGTCCCAAAATATCAATCAAGTAAGCTAATTTTCGTGCAATCCAAGGAGCAGCAAAAGAAGTCCCGCTCACAATAACTTCACCATTAGGACCATAAGCCTTGAGAGGATTTTTTTTATCACCATCATAATAACTTAAATCTGGTTTAGTAAAAAAAGATAAAACTATTCCCTTACGCGAATATGGTTCTGGGTTACGGCTACTATCAACAGCATTTACAACAACTGAATTAATTGAGTCAGCAGGAGCACCTATTTTTTTTGGAGGCTCACCTAGCTCTTTATTAGTACCAGCAATTACAAAAAGCACATTATTTTCAAATTGAATTTCATCTAGAGCTGCTCCTTCAGCTGATACAAAATTCCGATTAATTTCGAATTTTGAACCTAGCGAAAGATTCCAAACATGAATTTCAGGGTTGGCAACCACCGCTTCTCTTATACTCTTAATAATGGCGAAAGAACTAAAACCTTTTTCAACTGAGACACCAAAATGTTTAACTCTAAACCTGCCACAACCGTCATCAAAAATCGGATTTAATGCTGGGCCATCAACAATAATTGATGAAACAGCCGTACCATGATCATAATCTTCCGAAGTTGTACTGATATTAGAATCAAGCATGTTTTGATAACTGACCCAGTCATTAAAATAAACACTTTGATCAAAAAGTGTATCAATTACGCCAATTATTGGTTCATCATTAGGGGCTGGAATGCTACGCTGATAAGTATCTGTTGAGCTCGCAGCAACTGACGGAGAAAGCTGGGCCAAATCCTCAGTCGCCATCGATACTAAGTAAGGCGCTTTTTCCATCAATAAATTAACAGAATCAGTATCCATTAACACCGTTCTATCATCTAAAAAATTTATCTGATAAGTCTTGATTCCAATTTTATCCAATACTTTACTTAAATCTTCATCCGTTTGATAAAAGGAAACTATGGAATTGTTATTAATAGAAAAATCAGCTTTCTCCACATCAAATTTAGCAACAAACCAAGCATCTATAACAATTTTTTGAAACTGTGTTTTACTAATTGAAAACCGCGGAAAGTCAATTTCCTCTAAATTAGATTTATTATTAAATTGAATATTAGAAACATTTCCATTAAAGTATTGATCTAGGATTTTAGCGACTTTTTCACCGTCACTAATTGCATTTTTCATTTGCAAATTAGATATTAAATAAGTAATTATGTGCTTTTCATCTTGATCAAACTTAGAGCCAACAATCAATTTATCAGGGTCACTACCAAAAAAGCCTTTAATCCGATTAGATTTAGCAATATTTTGGCGATAATGCGCACTAACCAGCATTTTCGAGATGATATTGTGCTGTTTTTGCCAAAACTGCTGAATGACTTTCAAATCGTTGACTAAGTTTCTAATTATGGTACTGCTTACCATGACACCTTTTCTATTTGGTAGTGTTAGCACTACCTGACTTTGTGGGTGTTTTTGCTGTTCAAATTTTCCTTTAAGAGTTAAAATTTCATTCATCCATTTTCTCCTTCAACATTCTAGCAGCCTGACTCTTTGAAATATTCTTTAAGACACCAATTTCTCTTACAGTAAAGCCTTGCCTTTTTAACTTTGTTGGATCAAGATCCTGATTTTGCTTATTCAGAGATTGATAAAGTCGAATCAAATAATCAAAATGTGCGTCTGGATTACTAAAAGCTAAAGAAACTTTAATGAGATTTTTCAATTCACCAGGATTAGGAAGAGCAGGACAAGTATTAAGAATTTTTTTAAATAACTTAGTATCTCTACTTACTTTAGTAAAATTTTTCAGATAATTATTTAATATTCCAACTCCTATATCATCTACTAAGTCAGTTTTTGAATAACGATCAAAATTGACGATACTATCAAACCTACGTTGAAAAGCTTTGTCCAGTTGTTTATATAAGTTAGTAGTAGCAATGATGACTACTTCCTCATTAACATTATCCAGTGCTTTTAGGATATTAGAAGTAGCACGACCCATTTCTCTAATATCATTTGTATTAACTCGATCCAAAGCAATTACATCAATTTCATCAAACAAAATGACTACTTTATCTGGATGTGGCATCCGATTTATTTCATTAAAGACTATTGAAATATTTTTAGCAGTTTGACCCATTTTACTATCAATTATTTCATTAAAATCAACAGAATACAAAGACCGTTGTAATAATCGAGCTACTTGCTTGGCTGATTCAGTTTTTCCTGTACCAGGTGCACCTTCAAACAAAAACTTGTTGATACCAACATGATGATTAACAGCATTCATAATACCTTTAATATCAGCCATAATAGGAATTGGTAAAAACAAAGAAGGACTATCAAGAGCAATTTTTTTAAAAAATTGACTTTCAAAAGAAATAGACTGAGGCTTAAACATATTAACATTTGAAATTAGGCTCATCACATATTGAGCTAACTGGTAGTCACCTTCTTCATCAAAGCTTCGTGCCACATCATTAGAAGTCTTTCTAAACAGATTGTCATCGCAATCATAATGGGCACGAATCAAATTAATTATTTCCTTCTTCTTCATGATTTTACACCTCTTGATTTTATTGTAACACTTTCTGGGACATTTTTATACATTATGGGACAAATATAATTATTTCGCCAAAAAAATACCACACAAATAAATTGTGAGATATTTTGTTTAAAATTAAAAAATTCAATATAACCTGAACCTTATACTAAAAAATCTTGTTCCAGATTGTGTTTGGGACAACATAGGTTATCATGATTTCTCAAAAATAACAAACTATTTATTTCACCTAAGTTTGTACTTACTCCTTACCAAATTGAAAGATCACACGTCTATTGCGGTGTCGAGAATCGAACTCGGCTACAACCATTACCGCAGCTCTTTTTTGCATTTAATGAGGTTAGAAATGAATAAAATCTAGCTAGTTTAACGTCGTTTCGGACGGTTTTAAAGCTATTAGGAATTACCCTAATTTTTTGACAATACAATAATACAATAGATTATGACCGCCTGGCTTTCGCTCTTTGACCGCTCTTATGTCGCTCAATGACCGCTTTTTGAAATTTCCTCAGCCGTTTCTAAGCTCTCAAAAACTTGTAAATCTTCAATGGATGAGCCATCTTCTTTTCGCCAGAAATCAAAGCGTTCAGCAAATTCAACACACGCATCATTTTTTACCTCATTAAATCTAGTACTTTGATATCCCAACTTAGACCTAATTCGGTCATTAGACCAGTGTTTAATAAAATACAGATAAAGGATAGTTCCACTAATGTGGCTGCAACTACTGATAGTATGATCTACTGCCAGCACGCAAGTTTGAGCATCAAGATTAGCTGTCATTCGCTCGTCTTGATGATTAAGCCCATCATGGCCGCCAACATTATTAGGATCAAGTGTTGGACTAGATATATCACTCAAATGTTTGTTGGCCAGATTAAGATAATGACCAAAGTCTTCTGTAAAAAAATCCTTAACTGCCTGGGCTGTTTTGGCTTTATCTAACTTCGCTTTTTTAAACAAAACTAATTGTTCAACTCCAATCATCATCCTAACCAACTTATTTTTTATTTATCTTACCGTTAACAATATACAAATCACCTAAATCAATGTCTTGCCAATTATACTTATTTCTATTCTGTATTAGTTCATAACCTGCATGGGCTAGATTTATCTTTGCCCCAATAAAAGATGGACAATTGACCATATAACTGTAACCAGTGTAAGTTGTACTGTAGATTTTGGCATAAGTTATTTCGTTTATCGCTAAATACTTAAATTGTGGATGAGCAACAAGCTTATTTTCACGAATAACCTTTAAAATCACATCGTCTGAAGTATCCATTGCTTCAGCAATACTCCTTATGCTGTATCCTTCGTCCAACAGTCTTGCAACATTGTCACGGTATCTATCGACTTTTGTTCGGTTCTCAAGTCCTTCAAGTTTGTTACGTAGCTTTATTAACATCTCGTTATTTTCAGGAATATAGCCCTTATTTTTATATTTATCTTCAAGATAGTGTAACAAGTTATATGGTATAGTACTGCTCATCACTAATCACCTTCCTCATTCTTCATGCCACAAGGCTGTTATTTCAACCTGTGGCTCTTTCCCATACCATTTTTCAACTGTCAAATCGACTACTTGCTTATCGTCTCTATATAGCCCTTCGCTTAGGCACACAGCCTTGTGCAATGCGTGATTAACTTTCATTTTAGGATTTAACCCATCTAGCACAATCTTCGCTATATTGTCGCTATCAGGCTTTTTAGTTGGTCTCTCTTCCCCACTTAAGCACCTTGCCCTGCGCTTTTTTGAATAAGAAGTCGGTATTCCAAAATACACTTTGATTGAAATAGCCATATCCTGCGATATTGGCTTATTTATGTTGTGCGCTCTTCTTGCAACTTGAGCACTGTACCTAACTTGATCTTCATAGTGATGCGTTTTATCAGGTGTGTAAGTAATTACATGATCATTTTGCCTAGAAAATCGTGGTCTTGCTTTACTTTTAGGTTCCCCAGGGACGATAAATTTCAAACAACGCTCCATAGTTTCCTCCTAAAAAGGTAAATCATCGTCTGTTATATCAATCGTGTCGCTTGAACCGCTAAATGGGTCTTGCGGGGCGCTATTATTGCTGTTACCTGTATTATTGCCACCATTGCTACTATAACCGCCGTCATTCCCCATATTTGCGTTATTTTGCCTATCCTTTTTAGACTCAAGTAATGAAAAGCTATCAACGACTACTTCAGTCACATAAACCTTTTGCCCATTTCGGCCATCGTATGATCTAGTTTGAATTCGCCCATCAATGCCAACAAGTGACCCTTTTGACGTAAAATTACAGAAATTCTCTGCGGCCTTGCGCCAAATGACACAACTGATAAAGTCTGCTCCTCTCTCACCTTGAGCGTTAGTATACTGACGATTAACAGCAAGCGTAAATGTGGCTACTGACAGCCCACTCTGCGTTGTTTTTAATTCCGGATCTCGTGTTAAGCGACCAACAAGTACAACTCGATTAATCATTTTCGGTCTCCTTTTTTTCTATAAGAATAGTAAGCAACTACTATATTTTCGATAAAGAAAAACGCTGAGCATAGTGTGGCAAACAACGCTATTTTGCTTTGCCATATGAAATAAGCAATTATAGCAACCACTAAAAATACGCCCCAAGTTTTCGTATTACTTGCCCTTTTTTCAAATTTACTTTGCCAATCATTATTTACTTCCATTGATTACCTCAATTCGTCTAAGCTGATACCTAACGCATCAGCAATTTTACATACTTTACTAAAGCTGGGTTCCTGCCCAGCAAATTTATATTTTTTCAATGTTTCATAATTTACATTAGATTCCCTGGCTAATTTCGCTAAAGACCAATGCTTTTTATTTAAAACAATTTGTATTTTATTCCACAACATCTTGTGCCTTTCGTGTATAATAGTACATATATTTAGTATTAAATTAACTTTTTAAAAAAGGAGATTTTTATGGATCCAGAAAATCCACTTAATTTTTTACCTCAAAATACTCAAGAACTATTGATGAATCCTACTGCTAAAAATATTGGTGACACCTTAGGTGGTATTTCAGAATTATTATTATCGCCATTCAACATAGTGACAACATGGACTAATGCACATATAAGAAAATTTAAGCAGTCAATTATTGATAATGTAAATAAAATTCCTGAAGAAAATAGGGATTTTTCTAAACTAAACTTAGCTATGAAAACCATAGAAGATTCTAAATATCAAATAAGTGATGATAACCTAAGAGAAATGTTCGCTAAACTTATTGCCGCATCAGTTGATAAAAATCAAAATCAAAATTTATCTCCAAGGTTTTCAAACATTTTATCTCAGCTAAGTCCATCAGATGCAAAGCTGTTAAAACAATTATCTTTTAATCCCCCTCTTCCAATTCCTACTGTGAGTTATACATTGGATATGGGATCAAAAATTGAATATCCTATATTTGAACACCGCATTGGTATTAACTATTCTAAAAAAGATATAATCATAAATGAGGCTGGACTTGATACTTTGACATCATTGGGAATAGTTAGGTTAAGAGATAACTTTGAAATTCCAGAAGCAAGTATTCAAAAATTTTATAAAGAAATGAAATATGCAGAATATCCTATGCAATCAATTGATGGACGCGCAGAAAGAGATATGAAAATTGTAAATGGGATTATACAATTTACAACATTTGGTGAAACTTTTATAAATACAGTTATTTAAGTCTATATCAATGATCTAATAAATTAATTCCATCTTGCTATAATTTCAACCCGTGACTCCTCCGCATATCACTTCTCAACATGCAGACATACAACCTGCTTGTCATCTCTGTATAAACTTTCGTGTACACATTCTGCTTTATGCAGATCATGGTTCAGCTTCATCTTCGGGTTAAGCCTATCCAAAATAATCTTGGCGATATTGTCGCTATCGGGCTTCTTTCCTGGCCGCTCGATTCCGTTCAAGCAATCCTGTCTGCACTTCTTTGAATATAACCTGGGCACTGGGAAGTATGCCTTAATGCTTAACGCCATATCTTTTGATATTGGCTTTTTTATTTCGTCTTCAACTCTTGCCATCAGATCATATCCTATATGTAAGCGTTACTTTATAGACATATACTTTTAAATAATCATCTAAACATTTTTTGCTACAAAAAAATTTGTTCGATATCGTAAATGGTGCTATATATGCTTCTGCATTTTCATGCAATTCATGGCCGCAACCAGCACACGAAAGTGTATTCTTCTTATCAGTCATTGCTAGTCCTCAACCTTTCTACAATTTGCAATTCCCTCATCATCACACATTGCCCGATACAGTTCGAAGCATTGTCTGGAGCAAAACACTGAATCGTCATAATCGCATACATAAAATTTGGATTTTAATTTTTTGCTGCATAATGTGCATCGATTTATTTCTTCTGTCATTGCTTTTCTCCCATATACTTATTTTCAAAATCTACAAAAAACTGATGTATCTTTTGACAGTCTTCTTGTTCTTTTTGCTCAAATGCTCCAGCACCATGGACTTGATTGTAGTTTGCAATTAGTTGCTCCCGTTTGTTCTGTCTCTTTAGCTCTACTTCAGCCCAGTCAGTACCAACCTCCACTGCTTTTTTAGAAGAAAACCCGCTTTTAGTACTTTTACTAATCTGACTATTAAATGGGTCAGCAGCTGGTCTAATTACCCTTAATTGCCTAGTAATGTAGGAAACTGGCTGCATACAATGCTGTTTAATTGCTTGATGAAAAACACGATTAAGATCTTTATATGAGATGTTTGGATATAGCCCTTTTAAGTCATCCATTTCAGGTTGGCTAATGCTACAATTAGGGATTTGTATTTTAAGATAATCTACTAAATCTTCAATTTTAGGTTTATCCATATTGCTATCCCCCCGCTTTGACTGCATTATCTAGGCACTTGAATAGGTAAGTTATGCTATTATTCTTGTCTGGTGCAGCGATAGCATTATTAATTACCTCTTTCACTGTTTCAGCTGGTAATCTATCCATGTAATTACTAATGACTGATTGTTGCTCTGCTTTAGTAAATTTGCATCCTGTTAGTTTTTGATAAGAGTCAAGTAACTGCTTAAATAAAATATGATTTTCGTCATCGTCTAGATGATGATGACTTTCTATTGATATTTCTTTATCTTGATAATTCTTACTATTGATATTACTTAGTGTGGGATTTTCCGCCGGACGGTTTTTCCGTCCTCCGGATTTTCCGTCCTCCGACAAATCCCTGACTTTTTGCTGTTTTTGGCTGTTTTTACCGTCATCGGTATTTTCCCCATGACGGTTAAGCTGTCCTGTATCATCAAGAATCCAGTCTAACCCTCCAAATCTACCCTTTTTAGTATGCCGATTAACCCTTTTCAAATAGCCTCTGTTTTCAAGTTCTTCTAAGCCTTTCCTCAATGAATCTTCTCCATCAATCGAATGTTTGGCTATTTCACTGACATAAAAATTCCAGCCATCTGCTTGACTCCACAGGTAGTTAAAAATACCCCTAGCTTTCCACGTTAATTTTGGATCTCTTACCAAGGTATTATCCGTGTTGGTATAATTGCCTCTACTCTTTTTTATTAGTCGTACCACGGTCAAGCACCTGCCTTTGTGGAATTGTCTAACCAACTCTTATATAGCTCCCTAGCGTAAATTTGCTTATAAGCTTCGTGACTTTCGCCACCTAAGCTTTTAATCGTCGCTGCACTATCAGGGTTACCATTAATAGCTTCTGAAACAACTTGCACTAGTTTGACAGTGCCTTTTTTGTCAGTAATTTCATAATCCAATAATTGTTGGTCAGTAAATTGTGGCTTTGCTGGCTGTTTTCTAGTTGATGTTGCTTGCCGTGGTTTAGATGCTTGCTCATTACTCTTCTCCTCAGGCAAATCCTCCCCTGCATAGACACTTAAGCCTAATCCCGCAATTGCTAGTGCTTTTACCAAAGCTCGTTGCTGCGTTTTATTAATTTCGAAATAAGTTGCCTTGGATAAGGCTTTATTGCGGTAATCCATGACAAACAATTTTGAGCTGTACTCTTGTCCATCAATGGTCACAACTGCTTCAACTTCATATCCGGCAGCCGTTTGTCGATAGTCAACATCTCTGCCAGTAGCTACCCAGCCCTCTTTGGTTAGAATGTATTCAGGAAATTCTGTGATTTTGTAGTTTGCGCTGGGATATGCCCGTTTAACTAGCGTCCATGCCTTGGCCCAACTGAGATAGTCTAGCCCGACCTTTTTATCCAAATAAGGACTAACATCGATTTCTGATAAGGTAGCAAAGACACTCTTTTTATCTTCCGTCATTGTGCATTCCTCCTTAACTAATTATTGTTCTGCGGTTAGGCTCTAGATGTGCCCCTGATACTTCCATGCCATCTTTTAAATCTTTATATATTTGATTTGTGTTAACTTTAGTAGATTCAGTTACTTTAGTAATTTTGTATTTATCTGGCAGTTTTTTCTCATCTGAAATAATGGTTTTTTGTCTTGCACCTCGTGTCTTTAAAAGATAGTGTTTCGTTTGAAGTTGCTTAATATGGGCGTTGTCTATAACGTCGGTCATATATTTTTGTAGATTGTCTTTCTGCTTTTCTAAATGACTTTTTTGTTCTGATAGTTCTTTAATCTTGTTAGCAAGGAAAGCAATATTAGCTATATCCCGTTCAATCAATCCAGCTAAACCGTCAAGCTTCTCATCTCTAGTTAATTCCAGTGAATCAAGCGTATCTTTAAGTGTCTGTGGGTCAATGTCGTCACGGTCTGCAATTTGCTTTATAGCATCATTAATTTCAAATAAATTCATAATTCAGTACCTCACTCAAACAAATCGCTAAGTTTTACGCCGTTGTAGCAATCAACTAGGACATCAGTCATGTTATCTAAGCCCATCATTAAATCATCGATAAAATCGTATTTTCTTCTATACCCTAGTTCATCAGCCAACTTGTCAATCGAGCCGCCATTAGCTTTAAGCCTGCTTCTTAAGTAATCTGCAGCATCATCATATGCATAGTCAATATCGTTGGCATAATCTGTATTGATGATTGACTCAGTTTTGTCGTAAAGCAAAATTGCATCTGGATCATCTTTTGCTAAGCTACGCATTTCTTCATCTTGATTAATTTGATAAATAGTTTTCGATAATTTTTTGCCAGTTTTAACTTCCATATGGTATAATCTCCTTATATGGTTTATATTTTTTAATTGAGTCCGATTGTCGTCGGGCTCTTTTTATGTTCCGGGAAGTCTTTCTGGTAGGGTCAATATGTAGATCGTTCCTACCAAACCAAGAATTACTAGTAATAATGAGATTATCAGTGACATCTTGGTGTGTAGTTCTAGGTCTGTGTAGGTTCTTAAAAAGTTTGCCCATTTTTTCAATATCCTTTCAATCATGGTAGTTTTGCGTCCCAATCTATTTCTGTATCATGTTCATCCATCCACTTTGCTGCCCTTCTTTGAAAAATAATTGTTGTTTTTCCGTTTTTAGTTCGCCGTGGATGTACTACCCACCCGCCGTTCTTAACATCAACTTCTGGATATTCGTCGAAAATGAATGTCCGTATCCACTCAGGTGCTCTATTTCCGCAATAATTTTCGCTAAATTCTTTCATCTTGATGGTTTTGCCTTCCAGCGACTCTGCTGGAACATAACCACGTTCTTGCATGATTTGATCAACCACTTCAATCAGAGGCCCCACTTGTATTTGTAGATTTACTAGATCAGTCACTTGATTTCACCTCGTTTTCCATTAGTTTTCTTCCTCTCTTAGTTTGTCTAAGCTGCTTTTAAAGTCTATCTTTCAAAACGGACTGGTATCGACTTTAGCTGATGATTCCGTTTATCAAGTTCTTTAATGGCTTCATTAGCTTTGATTTCAACTAAAGCTTTATTTTTATATTTCTTATCTTTTATAACTTTAAATTCAATCTCTATTTTGTTTAAACCAATTTGAGCTACTAACTTTTTCATTTTGTCTCGTTTTCGTTAATAATATTTTTTAATCGTTCTAGATTAAGCTCTTCTGGTTTTTTAATTTTGAATTCAGTTCCATCAATCCACACATAAAGCTTTTGTGACAGACCACATTCCTTAGATATTCCTGTTAAAATTCTTGAATATTTTTCATCAATCAAAGTTGCCCGTTTTAGTTCATTTGGCTCCAATGACATTGTGGCTAAAGGTACTTTGCTGTTGTCTCTATCATGAGCATAAAAGATAACGCCATAACTTTTTGTATTTTGTTTTAAAATTTTCGAGTAATCATTTGATTGCTCTTTTTTAGTGCTGTCTTTTTCCATCACTACACCTCCAGCAAATTCATTTGTTCTAGTACAGGATGAATATTATCTTCAGCAAGTAAGTCATAGATGAACTTCTTTCCTTTCTGGGTCCACTTCAAATTGTTGTGGACACCCTGATCTTTCTTGCCATCTTTTGCATAAGAATATGGTTCATACTGTGTATAACCTTTTGCGTCATATTTTCGATATAGCACCCACACTTTCCCTTGCTTATAAATAACATGACGATTATGAAGTTCAATGTTCATCTTCTTAGCAGTCCAGCCATAGTCCTTTGCTATTTCAGTAGTTGTCATTAAGCCTGGATTGTGCATCTGGCTGTCGTAATAGTCTGCTTTTGGCTTAATTTTCAAATAAGCTTTCTTTTCCTCAACCCACTTTTGTGCCCTTTTGACTGGGTCTTCAATCATGTAGCTGTCGAGATGTCCAGCTTGAATTGCTTTTATTTCGTTCTCCATTTGATTAAAAGCATTGATATACTTGAGCTTAAAATTGAGAGCCTTCTTTCCTGTAAATCCCATAGCCAATAATATAAAACCGTCTCGTGTCATAAAATATGCTCGGCGTTTTCTACCATAACTATCAGGCTTGTTACCTTCTTCAAACATCTCCCCAAAATTGGGGACATCTTTTTGAATTGCTTCAATATCCCTTAAAATATGGTCATGTCTTTTTCCAAACGTTTTTGCAACTTGTAAGCTGCTAGTCACAGCTTGTTGATTTTGCATAATTACTAATTCCTGCATGTTGTTTTCTTCTTTCCTTAACTATATTTATTTTTTGTTCTCTTTTGTCTACACTTTTTGTAAAAAAAATCGAAATTTTATTTTCTGGATATCCCAGTACAGTAAGCATTCGTGTAAATTCTTCCACTCCAATATCTGATTTTCCATTTTCTTTTTTCCAATAACTTGTTCTGCTTATACCGCTACGTTTTGCCATTTCAGCCTGAGTTAACCCTTTAGCAACTCGTTCAGCTTTCAGACGCTTAAAATTAAAAATCACTTTTCCGCCTCCTGTTCACTTTAGCGAACAAATATATAATAATTCCTTTGTTTCTTTTTGTCAACAAAAATATCAAAAAAATAATTTTATTGTTTATTTTAATGAACATCAGTAATATAATATTATTTAAAAGTAAGGAGAGAAAATGAAAACAAGTAGACAAATAATTGACGAACTTAATGAACTAAGAAAAGAGCAAGGTATGTCAATTACGGAACTAGCGAAACATGTAGGGATGGCTAAGTCGGGTGTGTCAAAATATTTTAATCATACAAGAGAATTTCCAATTAACAGAACCCCAGAATTTGCTAAAGCTTTACATACTACGGTTGAAAAAGTTTTAGGAGTTGACAATAGTCAATCCGATTTAGATCCCAAATTTCCTTCTAATGCAATAGATTTATCAAATTTGCATCATGTACGCATTCCTATTGTTGGTGATATAGCTTGTGGTACCCCTATTACTGCTGAACAAAACGTTGAAGGTTATCACGATGTTTACTTAAAACACGTGCCAGCTGGTAAATTGTTTGCATTACGCTGTAAAGGCGACTCTATGGAGCCTAGAATTCCAAATGGTGCATATGTTACTATTCTTCAACAGCCAACGATTGAAACAAACGAAGTTGCAGCAGTTTTAATTAATGGTGAAGCGACGCTTAAACAATTTAAGCAAATGGATTCAAAACACGCTATCCTCTACCCCTTTAATACTAAATATGAACCCATTTTTTTAGATGGTAATGATGATGTAAAAATACTAGGAAAAGCTATCCATTACGATGGCGAACTATAGAATTTAACTAAGATATAAAATAGGTTTAATAAATAATGGCAAATTTAGGTTCTAAATTAAAAGCGTATAGGAACAGTAAAAAATTAACTTTAGAGCAGTTAGCACAAGCATTAAATTCTAAATATTCAAATGCAAAAATATCAAAAGGTAGGCTCTCACGTTGGGAAAATGATAAGGAAGAACCCAAACTTTCTTCTTTAAAATTATTAGCTGATTATTTTGATGTTTCTTTAGATAACTTAATAGGATTGAATGAGGAAATAGTTTCAAATACAACTCCAGAATATTTATTGAAAGATAAATCTCCTTCTAACAAGGATGGCATATCCTGGCAAGACATAGATTTACCATATATTGGAGAAGTTCCGGATGAATTAAAAAGATATTTTCATGCAATTTCAAAGGTGTATGTAAACTATCATCCTGAAATTATCCAGTCTAAAAAAATTAAAGATGAAACAAAAATATCAAAGTACATTGGTCTACAAATAAAAAAATTGCGTAAGTCATTAGATATGGATCAGCAAACCTTTGCAGACAAAATTGGCACTTTACGCATAAATGTTTCCAGATATGAAAATGGATTAAGAAATGTTAATTCGGAAATAATTTTTAAAATAGCTAAGGAATTTAATATTGATATTAATTATTTCTTTCCTAAAATATAAAATCATTAAGCTGTCCAATTAATATTAAGAAGAAAGTTTTAGGAAAAATATAATGGTTTAAAATATTAATAACAATAATTTTGTTATGCACCATACTTAATGGAATAGGATATGAAATATACTATGAATCTTAAAAAAATTATACATAGTTTAATGTTGAAAAAAGCTCAGCAATATAAGCATAAAAAGTATATGCTTACAAAATCTTCTCAGATTATAGCTGCTAAACAAAAAAAGGAAAACTATATTACTAAGCTTGAAGACAAATACCGAGAAAATAACTATAATAATATTCCTTATATTAAAGATGAAGAATCAGCCGAATATGTTTTAAATAATTGGAATACTTCCGCCCCCGTACCACGTGCTTACATGAAAAATCAGATTTTTAAGGGCAAAAAGCTTGTTACGGGCGAAATAGTTTTATTATGGTGGTTAACATCTCGAAAAAATACTAATAGTATTCCGCTTTACTTTTATAGAGAATATGGAATTAATGCTAATGAAAGTATTAAAAAACTGCAACGTTACGGATTATTATCTACTGAAAAAAGACTAACTTTAGATGGAAAACAACTTCTAAAAAACAAACAAAAAATTATTCATAACCATAAAACCGATAAAACTTGGGCAGGAATTGGCCCGATTAAGTATCATTATAACAAAGTCAAAGAAGCCGAAGAGTTAGAAAATGCAACCTATCAAGAATATTTAGATAGTGGCATAAAGCAATATTCTTTTCTAGCTACACTTGATACAAAAACTTGCTCTATATGTGGTAACTTAGATGGAAAAATATTCGACATTAAAGAAACAAAGACAGGTATCAACTATCCTTTAATACATCCTGGTTGTAGATGTACAACTATGCCATACATCGAGGGCTTGCCTGATAGTTCCGAAAGATGGGCACGAAATCCGAAAACGGGAAAGGGAGAATATATCGATAATATTAGTTTTAACAAATGGAAAAGTAAATATATTTAGAAAGATAAAAACTGCTGTACTTCTATAGCACAGCAGTTATCTTAATAAAATCTAATTTACTCCAAGTTTGTTACTTTGAGATGTAAACTTGCCAAGCTTGAATGTCTTTTGGCCAATTTTTGGTCCATCAACACCTTTGGTAGCTTTCAAAGTAACGGGAATCTTATTACTATCAAGGTTATATGCAATAGCACCTTCGAGTTTTCCACCTTTTTTTATGGACTTATTTTGATTATTCAAGATTTTACCAGCATAGTTCAAAGGTGTTGAACCAACTTCTAGTTTGCCATCTGTATTTTTATTATCTTGATATGCATTGAATACGGCCAACCAAGAAGTTGTGATATCTAATTTCTTTTTACTCTTATTTTTTACAATATATTCAAAAGCTATTTGTTTTTTATCCTTAGGAGTTAATCCCTTAAAAAACCTAACTTTTGTAATAGTTATATCTAAATCACGGATACTTGCCTTTTCACCATCAAAATAATACTTTGGCTTAGGTTTAACTGTGGATGTTTTAGATTGATTATTACTCTTGTTAGTAGAGGAACTAGAGCATCCCGCTAATGACAAACTTGCAATCACAGCAGAAATAATTGTAATAATTTTCTTCATAGTATACTCCTTCATAAAATGATTATTTCATATATATAATTATTATATTTGATTAAAAATATAAAGAAAAGAGTAATTTTGTCCACAACACCAGTGACGTTAAACCTATGGCAGTATTTTGGGAGAAAGTAATGAGTAAAGAGAGTAAAGAGAGTAAAGAAATAATCTACTTAGACACAATCGAGTTGTATTCATCTTTAGCACAAATTGATCATGGACTTATTGAATCTATTCAGTCTGGTAAGCAAAAGAGCGAAAGCCAAGAAAATTCAACCAAAGGAGCCGGCGATATAGAAACAAGTTTATTCAAGTTAGTTGAAGGAGGTATACAATTAGAATTAACAAATTCTCAAAGCAATTTATCTTCTGAACAAGAACTAGTAAATATTACCTTTAATGATTATCAATTAGATAGATTACTTAACAAATTAGGTGTAGGCAAACTTAACAACAATTCCAAGCAAGGTGATCCTACAATAGAGAATGGTGAATTTGAAATATATGACTTTTCGTCATTAGCTAGCTTGAGCAATGATTCTTTTGGAAGTTTTATTAACTTATTAATGGAGTTTGCTAATGATCAAAAAGACGTAGAAGATGATAAAGAAGCTAAAGATATTAAAACTGGACTGGATATACTTAAGAAATATGGTCAAGTTATGACAGACTTATTACCTGAAACTGTGTTGTTAAAAGTTGGCAATAGTATTTCATTCTTAAAAACAGGCTGTTTAAGAATGAGCAACAGTCAATTACAATTACTTTCTGGATCTATACGAAAAATTCATGTTTTAGGTGTGATTGAAAATGAGATTTCAAATGAAAAGAGAGAACTAGAATCATTATTTGAAAAGATTGGCGATAATCCTAGTTTAATAACTAAGTTTGTCCCTGATTTTATTGACTTCTTATTGATTCAAAGTCAAATTGCACAAAAAAACGACAAACTTATCAAGCCTGTCGCAGTTTATTTTTAAATCTTATTAAACCAAGAATCATTTTTATCTTTTAATTTTTTAAACTCTTTATGCGATTTTTTGATTTTTTCTTCAGTAAAAAGCTTGTTCTTCTTTACATCAGTAGCTAATGAGGCAAAATTTTCTAAAATTAATTTCTTATACTTCATTTTAACCACCCTTCTTACTTTGAGTTAAGTATAAAACATTTAAAGATTAAAGCAAATACTAAATTCAAAAACGTATAAAAATCAACAAAAAGCCCCTAAGAACTTGCTTGGAACCAACTCTTAAAGGCTTAATCACTGTAGACAAAAGCTTTTTGTCTACCCTATTTTAGCAAATTTTAAAGGGAAAATAAAATATGGCATATTTCAAAAAACGCGGCAACAGTTGGCAAGCACAAGTATCGTGGTATGACACAGACAATACTAGGAAGTATAAAACCAAAAGTGGCTTTGCTACTAAGACTCAAGCTAAAAAGTGGGCTAATGAATTCGAAGTTGCTAAAGATAAAAATCAAATAACAAATTATGACCCTATTTTTATTGAATACTTTTTAGATTGGGCCAAAACTTATCGCATCCCTGGCAAAACAACCACTTCTGTTGATAGATATTACCAAATTTACAAGCACCTAAAAGAATATTTTAAAAATCAAAAACTAAGTAAAATTAGTCGATCTCAATATCAAAAATTTATTAACGAATATGGTAGCAAACACGCTAAAATAACAGTACAAAAAAATCATAGTACAATTAGCGCTTGCGTGAATGACGCAATTGCAGATAAGATTATTACCACTGATTTTACTAAACGAATTAATTTAATTTGGGATAAAGACAAAACTAGAACGGTTGATTATTTAACTAATAAAGAAGTTGTTGCATTACTTGCAAATTTAGAAAATAAAATTAATCCACGTTTTACTAGTCGTTACATGATAATAACTGCGCTTTATACTGGAATGCGAATTGGCGAAATCATGGCTCTTGAATGGACTGATATTAATTTTAAGAAAAATACCATTTCAATCACTAAGACTTACGATTATATCAATAACAAACTTAAAGAACCCAAAACCCCTTCTTCTATTAGAACGATTAGAGTCAATGATAGTTTGCTAAATTTATTGCAACAGCTTAACACTAATAATCAAAAATTTGTCTTTGCAGACAAAAATGGTAAGCTTCCATCACCCGCTGGCATAAATAAAGTTTTGCGCATCCACTTAAAAGAATGCGATATTAATCGAAGTGGTTTCCATTTTCATAGTCTAAGACACACGCATGTGGCTATGCTTCTTTTTAAAGGAATTGATCTATATGCTATTTCTAAGCGTTTAGGACACTCAAATATGACTATAACAGCCAAAGCATATGCTTACATGTTAGAAGAATATAAGGCTCAGCAAGATGACAAAATTGAGAACATACTTAATGAGATATAA